TGAGGGCATAAAAAAAGCGGCGTTCCTGTTCTCCCGTGCTGGGATAGAGAAACGCCGCGATGCCATAGGGGGTGTGTTTTTCGCTACCCCCCCCCTATACCTTTCCGTGAGGACTGAAGCGCCATGCATCACAAGCGTAAAGCATTAACAAAACCAAGAATATTTTGACTTCGCTGATCGAAAGCAAGCTCAAGGTTTCGATGTGGGCGCCAGCCCTCACTAAGCCGTCGCAGCGACGCCAGACTCAGAAGGATTTACAACTTTCTTGTAGATGCCGAGGGGATTGTACTTGATGATGTCGTCGATGGCACGCTCCATTTCCTGCTCATTCTCAGCATCGGAGAGCTGATCGGAAGTGCGGGCGATGCGGGCCAAGTAAGAGCAGGAGTGATAACCTTTGTCCTCGTCGAAGCGATACCAGGCCTCGGGCTGCGTAAAAGGGTCATACGGATTGTCTACCGTAGTCAGCGCACATTGAGCCATTTGCTCTCACTTCCTTTCACTCATTCAGATACTTTGAGACAGCAGAAGTCGAAATTCCCAAAGCCTCAGCAATCTCAGAGTTTGTGTGACCAGAGTTTGCCAAAGCCTTGATGCGATTGATACGCGCTTGCGACAACTGTGTCGTTGCTCTTGGGGTAGCGCGTTCTCTGACAGTCTTTGGTTCCGCATAGCGAAGGATCTCGCTCAACGTTGTATCAGAAATTGCGCCTGCTTGAATAGCTGTCCATTCGCCATCGCTGATGGTGATGCGAGTCCGTTTGCCGCTGGCACCGGTAGCAACTCTTGCATCATTGATGGCGGCCCGACGAATCTTAGAGATTTCGTCTTTGTCGGTAATGTTGTTGTCCTGCACTTTGGCCTTGACGCGAGCATTGGCAATACGCTGGGCCTCACGCTCACGAGGTGCGTTCAACTGAGCCACACGGAGAGCAGACATAAGCCTGGTCACTTCAGGCTCAAAGGCTTTTGCAGCACTGGCCGAACGCTTCAGCGTAGGCGTCGCTTTATATTCAAGCCTTGCCTGATTGGCCAGGGCTTTCATACGATTAGCGTGCTCTGCATAGGCCTCTTCCTGAAGAGTGCCGGAGGACAGTTTACGAACGTCGTCCAGGACCTCGATACGGCTTACCTTTGTAGTGGCAAGAACGGCCTTCCCAGTTTTCGGGTCAACATAGGTCCTGCCGGACTCCTTATAGACCACTTTGCCGGTGGTGGGGTCAATAACGCCGCTGCCCTGACGCTCAGGGACATCGACAGTCTGTTTCCGACGGGACAGCAGAGTAGAGGCACCGCCCCTCTCTTTTCCCTCTTCATCGGTATACCCCTGGTAACGTTTACGAAGCTCGGCGATACCGTTATCTTTTTCAGACTGCCGGTAATCCAGCTTGTGCTTGGCCGCATCGATGACCACCATGCTGTGTTTGACAGCTCTGGCAATCTCGCTCTCAGGAGCCCCCTTAAGGGTCATGTCCGTGATAAGGTTGGAAATCTCACCCATTTGCCGCTGTGTAGCAGCACCTTTGGAAAGCAGACGAACGCCAGTCTTACCCTCAGTGGAATACTGTGTTTTCGGGTCGAAGCCCTCCAAATCTTTCAGGGCTGGGGTTGATTGGATCTTCACCCCTCTACCGGTCGGAATGACAACGACTTGGTCGCCATCGAAGTCCGCTCCGGATAAGCGCTCCGCAACCTTTGGGTTGATGCCAACAGCATCACGGATGTTCTTACCCAAGATGGAAATGGCAGCGGGGTTCTTATTGTTGACTGTGAGGACGGGGATTTCAAATGTGCCGCCATGAGGATAGCGAACTAAGGCTACCTGCTCGCCATCCCGATAATTAGGGGCAAAGATTTCAGTCTCTTTCATCGCGTTTAGGGGAAGAATGACCTGAGTGCTCTGCCTGGGAAGAGCTGCGGCTTTCAGATGTACGGCGGCGGAGTCGCACTCGTCGGCGAAGTCCAGCAACAGCTTTCTTTTGACAGTGGGGTTGGTCAAGGCGCAGATTTCGGCGAACTCGTCGGCGGCATCCGCATAGGTCAAGTCCAACTGCTTCCTGATAAGCTGGAGCGGCTGCTTAGAAAGAAACTGGGAAGACAAGTTTTTACTCATCTTATCCCAGTCGCCCTCTTCTTTTAACTTGTTGATAGCCGACAGCTTTTCCGTACCGTCAGCGTCGATGTAATGGCTCTGACCATTCGCTTTGATGAATGCTCCAAATGGGTTATCCGGGTCAGCCTGAATAGGCTTCATAACTTCCATCTTCGGAGTACCGGAGTGTTTATTCGTGTTGAACACGATGTCGGCTCCATCAGGCATATCATCAGAATACATCGCCATACCCTTGAGATAGTGGGTTCCGTCCACAAGGATACGGACCTGGGCATAGTGAGAATCACCAAGGTCCAAATCCGCCACGCCACGCCGAATTTCTATGACGCCATCTTTCAAAGCACCGCCCTCATCGCCGTAAAGGATCTTCACCCGGCTTGAGTCAATGCTGGCTGGATACTCACGCTTATCCCAGGAATCGCCGCCGTCAGAGGAATGATACTCACCGACGGACTTCACCAAGTCAAGGTTCTGATATACCTCTCTCTGGTCGATTTCAGGGACGGAGATGACGGGGGTTATAGTCCGCTTCTTGGGGTCGTTGACCTGGGGAACGCCGACGCCATATCGGTTGTAGCCCTCGGTCTCCAGAATAAAGAGGGCTTCCTGAAGAACACCGGTCGAGACGCCAAGTGTACGCTCAACTCCTGTACCAACATCCAAGGCCCCTTTTTCGGCGAGTTCTTTCTTCAAAATCTCAGCCGTTGCACGAGCCTTGTTTTTGTTCTCGGCGGTGTTCTCGTTCAGCAGGGCCCGAACAGAGGAGTCATTCTTGAACCCCATGATGGACGCGATCTCATCGAGGGTCTTTCCGTCATCCCGCAGCGACCTGGCCCGGTCAGCCTGAAGAGCCCTGCGCTCATGCTTGGCGACCCGAACCTGCATACGTAAGTCGGTGGTGGACAGCCCAATTTCCTGAGCAATCTCTTTTTCGCTTTTACCGAGGCGCTGAAGCTCTTCGACACGACTGAGAAAGTCACCGCCATGCTGGTAGGGGTTGTCACCGGAACCCCAGGGATAGCGCCCAGAACGTCGCTTGACGCCATAGTGCATCAGGATGTCTTCCTGAATGGGATTCATGGTTTACCCCTCCTCTTCTCTGATTTTGTTAATGACTCTGTCGAACGTGACGATTTTATCCATGATGGGAAGAATATCCGCAACAGTCGGATTATGGAAAAGGACTTGGTCATACTGGTAGATACGGAGTTCCATTTCGATTTCGCTGGGTTTGACATGATACTCCAGGCAGAACAGCGCGGCGTAAACCATCAACTGTTCCATGTGGGTGGCCGCCTCGCCGGTCTTCAGGTCATGGATGCGGAGCATATTGTTTCTGAACGAAATAGCATCCGCAGTCCCAAAGCAATTTGGCGAGTAATAGAGGATCTGCTCCGGCGTCATCTTGAAACCGATGGCGTCGTTCACATACATATTGAGGGTCTTTTGCGACCTGGGCAATTTCTGCCCGAGGAGGATGCACTGAGCAGCGAAGGCGTGGAGCATCGTACCTCTTTGCGTTGCTAAAAATTTTGCGTAGGCATCCGCAACTTTTTCCTCACTGTAGTTGATCCAGTGGTATTTGCTTGCGCCAAGAAATGCGTGTTGGCCCTCAAGGTTTGAATGCTTGTTGAAGTTCATCCAATACCTCCTCTTGGTTTTCAGGAGAGATGAACCTGGAGAAAGACATCTCATCCATCTTTTCAACGTAGTAGTCCTGGTTCGGCTGCTTCTTGGCTCTCGCAAATCTCTTGCATTCCAGGGAGGCCCATTTCTTTCCATATAGAATGAGCAGATCGGGAATACCCTGGAGCTGGTCCATCTTAAAAACCATGCAGCCCGGGAAGAGCGTTTTCAGCTTCTCGATAAGCCTATCCTGAAACCCACTCTCCAGCTTGGAGCTTCTGGCCATGAAAAGGCCTCCTTTCCTGACAAAGATAATAGAAAGAATGAAAAATGCGTGACACATCTCTCTCCTCTCCATAAAAGAGGCTGTTTTTTTGGCGGGAACCAATTTTGGGACTTTTCTTTTACCGCAGGGTGTGATATACTGACTTCGCCACACAATTTCAAAAAGCTGCTCGATATGTAGGGGAACACTCGGCAAACGGTGTTTCTCTCTTTACTCGACCCTACATATTGGGCAATGAGATTGTGTGGCAACAATGGGAGAGCACTTTTGCAAGGGTGCGTCTCTCAAACGGGGCGCACTCTTTTTTTGCGCTTGTATAAAGGGGGTGATTGCTATGCGTCGGTCATACACTGAAAAACAGGTCTTGAAGAAATTGGATATTCCAGACTTTCGCCATCTGACAAAAGATAAAGTCATCGCCTTCGCATCAATGGTTCCAAATATGCAGCCAGAGGTCGCTAAAAAAGCATTAGAGCAATTCCCCAATTTCGCTTCAACATCGCTCGATCTGATGAGGGATTATAAATCAATTTTTGAAGAGGTCTTAGCCGACGACCGAGAGAGTACGCAAGTTTGCTATGATATGTACAACAGAGTCATGGATTCGCTCCAGAAAATGCTGGAAGAAGACGAACTCTCTTTTGAGGAAAAGACCTACATCCTCGGACAGATGAAAGAAGTGGCGGACGCAGTAGCAGACAAAGACTCTGAGAAATCAGAGAACAGGATGAAGCTCTTTGCCATTGCTGGGGGAGTTGCCACCGCAGTCATTGCGATCCTGGGTTCCACGCTTGGAAGTAATATCGCTCTTACCAAAGGTGAGGGCGAAGACATCATCGATGTGGATGACTTTGAAGAGATCGAATGATAAAATAAAAGGCCAGGAGAGCCTTGTTTTAACTCTCTGGCCAAATGCCCACTTTTTTTCGCCAATTATATATATTTTATTACTTTTTTCCTCACACTAATTAAAGAAAAAAGTGGGAAAGTGGGCAGAAACCCCGCAAAGTCTTGCGCCCCAACGGTTTCGGGCTGGCCACTTTTGAAATAAAACCGGGCAGAAACCCACTTTTTCTGGCCAAAAACGTCCGTACACCTCTGCTAAACCGCCCCAATTTTAAGAGACTGGCCAAGAAAAGTGGCCAAAGCCCACTTTCGGGCAGTAAAAGTGGGCAGAAATTTTCCCAACTTTTTGACATGAAAATGCCCCGACTTCTATCTTAGGTTAGAGAGATTCCTATTCTAACTTAGACAGAGCCGGGGCAAAATCATGCCTGTTGGACTACTTCAGGTTGCGCCTTACTCAAGATTTGGCGTCAGCATCAAACCCGAGCCATCACCTGTAATGAGCTGGGGCAGCTTGCCGTCCCACTTCTCCAAATACTGCTGAGCGATCCAGGTGTCAGGCATATTTTCAAGAGCCTCACGAGTGATTTCCAGAGCGCGGGCCTCGCCCTCGGCAGCCAGAACAGCAGCCTCCGCCTCAACACGAGCGACCTCACGTTCCTGCTCGGCTCTGGTAATGGCTTCCTGCTTCTCGTTCTCAGCCCGCAACGCATTCTGTTCCGCCTGCATCTTGGCCTCGACGGCCTGCTCAAAGGCATCGGAGAAGTCGATGTCTTTCACGACCACCTGGGTAAAGTTTACCGGGAACAGCTCCTCCAACTCCTTGACTTCTTCCTGCACCTGAGCGGAAAGGGTGGCGCGGTTCTCCAGCAGCGTCATAGCGCCGTAGCGTGCGAACACGATTTTGGCACGCTCCTCAACAGCGGCCTGGAGCTTGGTTTCGAGGATTTCATAGGAGCCATACTGGGAGACAATCTGCATAGCTTGGGTGGCGATGGGCTCATACTGATACTCGATTGCGGCCGTCAAAGGCTGAGCATCCTTGGTATAACTTGCAAAGGACGCCTCATTGACATGTACCCGCAGATCCATAACCTCCACCGTGTCAGAGATCGGATTCACGAAATTGAGGCCGCCGGAGACAGTATGGTCGACCTTGCCGAAGGTCTTCACGATACCAACCTCGGTCTGATCCATGATTTTGACGCTGCCAATCAGCATCGCGATAGCAAAGATAGCAACACAGACGCTGATAACCGCACCCCGGATGATGCCGAGGATCTTCAACCGGTCCTTATCGTACTCGTCCTTGGGGTCGAGCCCCTTGCGCAGGGCGGTGGTGACGGCGAAGCCAGCGATGGCAATGATCGCGAGAATAACAAGCAGAATAATCATTTTCTTTACTCCTTTTTATGTAGTGTGTAGTTGATGGATTAGTACGCCCTCCTCATGTAGGGCAGATTTCGGGGAGTTGTCGGGATGTAATGGTAGTGTACGGATGTCCGGCGCTGGCACTTGCGGAGAGACATCCCGTATTTTTTCGGAGTAGTGCCGTCTTTTTTAGGCCAGAGTTCGGGGCTCCCAAATGCGGCATTAAACACCTCCGAAATTGCGTCAACAGCTTCTTTCAGTTGTTTTCCGAACGCCAGCCAAGCCTCAGCGACTTTCTCAGCCGCCTTGACCAACTCTTCCATGGTCACTTTTTTCACCTCCAAATCTTTCCGGATTTCTTATCTACTAAAATGATAGGGCCCCGAACCTCGAAGCCCGCCACATCACAGATATTCAGGATGACCTTGCGCAGTTTCCGAAAGCGATCCTCGTCCCGGGCGATATTCCTCATGGCTGCATAGGCAGTCGGGTCGGAATAGCCCTCCGAGTTTTTCCTGTCTTTTGCGGCCAAAAGTCAATCACCCCGTTTCTTTATGCCACTGCTCGACATCTACCCCAATGCGCCTCAGCATCTGCGTGCAGAGCCAGACGTCATCCCCAGCGTCCATCTGATACCGCTCGACCAGTTCGTTGGTACAGGCCCGGAAGTTGTCGTAGTATTGCCTCAGCCTCTTTGGGCCGAACCCGAACCGCTCGTGCAGCACCCACAGGATCATGGCGTCGATTTCGACCAGATGCTTCCGGTCGTACTCGGCGAGCTGGCGCTGGATCTCCAAATCCATGGCTTTTTTCTCGGCAGCGGACATCGCGCCTCCGAATATCCTGCCGCCCGCTTTTTTGACTCTCATTGCATGCGTTAATAGTCGGACGGAATCGACCAGTCCTCGCAAAGTCGGACATCCATCTTGGACTGGCTGATGGTGATTTCGCTCTCAACGTAAGTAGGAGTGATGTTGCCCTTGGCGTCCGTAGTCAGAATCCAGGTCGCGGAAGTGGAAAGGCCGTTTGTGTACAACCCATTTGGTTCCGCAAGAGGCAGCGTGAGGCTGCTATATACACGCTGCTCAGGGTTTGTGATGCTCGCCCCATAGGGGATACCATATCCAATACAAGTGCCTTGGTAGACCCACTTGCCGGACATATCATTCTTTGTGTACCAGTAGCAGATCAAGTTGGGATTATCCCGAAGTTCGTAAATTTCCTTGAGCTGGGAATACTCAAAGAAATTGGTTACCTCAGGGAGCCCATACATATCCAATATCTGCGTCTTGGTGTTTTCGGTGTAATTCTCTTCCTTCATCCGAGTGGTCTCTTCGCACCCCGCCATCAGGCAGGTCATTATGACGGCACTCAGGAGCAGGGCCGCGATTTTCATGGTTTTCTTCATTTTCGTTTCCTCCGTTTTTTTAATGATTAAGGCACTGGTTATAGAACCAGCGCAGAGTGTCGTTGTCAATGGAGTCTGTATCGAGGTTGGGATACCGCATGATGACGTACTCCATGATGGTGTTCTTATCGGCCTCGGTTTCTGCGTCGTTGTACTGCTTGTAGCTGTCGGCGAGGAAGGATGCGGCGGCCTCGGAATAGGTGGTCGTCTGCTTGAAGACCTCCCGCTCCGCTTCCGTCTCCCACTTGCCGACGATGGCATCCCACTGGATAGCAGTGTAGGTCCCGCCCACCACGATGATGACAGCGAGCAGCGCGAGGAGAATGTTTCTGATGGTGTCTTTCATGTTTCACAGATCCTTTCTAATAAATCCAGTTTTCCTTTGCGAAGAACATCGGCACAGCAATCATCGAAACGAAAACCGTGGCCGTAGCGTCGCCCTCCAGGAACATGACCGGCAGGGTGCAGGCGATGAGCAGGAGAGCATATAGCTTATTCTTCATATCCGATTTTTGCCTCTCGATTAAGCTCACGAGCAGTGCTGTCGTCCATGCCGAGGATATAAGCTGCCGAGTATAAAGACTGTCCGCTTTCACGGAGTTTGTGCATCTGGGCGATCAAGTCTTCTTTTTCTTTCAGGGTCAGAGCCCTCTTGTTCTCCACAGTATCTACTTCATCCATCTCCAGAATGGTCATAATGGCATAGTTGGCCAAGTCCATCAGGGTATCGCGAATGGACTCATCTGCAACCTGCTGGCCGCCGGTCTGAGTCAGGGTCTTTAAGCGACCAAACTTGTCACCCAGGCGGATGCGCGGCATCGCCATGCCCTCCTCGACGAAAGACTGGTGAAAGCTGTCGCCGTAATCGTGGTTTTTGCGGGCGTATAAAGCGTTCAGCTCATCGCAGATAGCCTTGTGCTTGATTACTTTTTCATTCATGCTGATCCCCCTTAAACTTCCCCGGTTTTGCGATATCGTTCGAGGGCCCTGTTGCATTTATAGAGGATTTGGGCTTTCACATAGTCCTTCGAGACCCCATACTGAGTGAGCATGACAAACGTGGTTGTCAGCACATCACAGGCTTCCGCAAGAATATCCTTTTCGGAACCTTTCCCCCGTTGTTTTTTCATGAGCTCTTTGATAAGCTCGGAGCACTCCTCGATGACATAGACGCTCTGCGGAACACCAGATTGAACATCCATTTCAGATACGGCTTTGATAGCCTTCTCCAGAGCGTGGTCGGGCTGCGGGTAATAGTCGCAGCAACTAATTTCGCCGGCATGAATTTTTTCACGATGCTCTTTGTCCTGTGCATACCGACAGCACAAAAGGCAAACACAATTACTACAGTCCATCATTTCCTCCTCAAAAAGAATATAAAAAGAGAAGAGCCCACGTTTCCGCAGGCTCTCCCACTTTGGGTTGAGATTAGAATTTCAGCTTCTCGTTGATCTTCGCGATCTGCTTCTCCGCCTTCTTCTGAATCTCGGTGTTCGCGGCCTCGATTGCCAGATCAAGGATTTCCTGCCAGTCTTCCAACTGGTCAAGGAGCATACCCTTGTACTGGTTATCTGTCATGCCCACAGAATCACCTCCATCCAGAAGGCGTAAATTGTCGCGTTCAGCCATAGCCTTAACAACCTCCTTCCACAATAGGAACTGCGTTTTTTGCGCATGGCCGATGGTTACTTTGTCTCTATCCATCATACCATGTTTGGAAGGTAGGTGTCAATCAGCTTACGGCTTCACCGCACCCAATCCGATTTTGGTGCGGTAGTCGTTGTAAGAAATCTTTCCCTGCTCATAGGCCGCACGCAGCGTCTCTTCGTCTGGCCAGGGATAGACACTGATGGACATGCCGCCATCAGGGGAGATGTAGATGGAGACCGACCGGTCGCCTTTTTTCATAGCGTCGTCGACGATGGTGTGGGCCTCCTGCCACGAAGCGATAAAGATTTTCTCCTCCATGACTCAATCTCCCTTCTTGGCCACGTTGCAGGTAATAACCTCACTGTACGGCAGGCCCTCAATCCACTTGCAGAGCTCCCGCCACTCGTCCAGCTTGTGGTTGCGCCGGTTCTGGTAGATGTTGGACAGGACCTCGTAGTTCAGCATGACCGTCCGCTTCTGGTTGTAGCTGGAGGGGAGAAGCTGAATCATCTGCCACCAATAGCGCTTATCCTGCCTTTTCAGAAACTCCGCACGAGCACTGTTGAGAGCATAGATAATAGCCATCAACGCACCCATATAGTCATAGGAGAAATCGCTTACGGTTTCATCCATCAAATTGCCAGCAATGTTGCCGCGCGGAGCTGCACCCCAGCAGCATAGATGCTCATGAGAGAAGTCCTCCAATGTGAACTCCTTAGCATGAATCTTGTGCATGGTGGAGCAGGAGTTGGCGACCGTACCCACCTTATAGGTGTCGAACTCCTTCCACCAGTAGAGCGGGGCGGTGATGTCAACGTACACCGCGATCATCCGGCGGAACTTGCCGTCTACCGAGCCGGCTCTGGCCAGCCGCAGCATCAGGTCAAGGTCGTTGGGGCCGATCAGCGCATTGTCGGTGCCGTTCGCAGAAAACGGGTTCGTGGGGCAGTTGTCACAGTTGTAGTGCTCGCTATCACAAATGCCACAGTCCACGTTGAACTCACTGTCCGACTTGGCCCAACTGTTCATCGGGTTCCGCATCCCGCGGATAGTGGGCTCCAGGCCCATAACCTGGGTTTTCTCAATCAGGATCATGCTTTTTTTCTTCCTTTCTATATCCGGCTTTATAGATTGCTGCCGCGAGCTTGTTAAAATCAACTTGAACACAATGTCCAGCGGGAATGTGGTACATCAACTTGCTGGCATATAAAGTAGGTTCATAGGAGTCCACATCACATCGCACAGCATCGGAGGCTATAAGAATATCTCGAATGGCCGCAACGGTCTTTTCATCCGACATTGACGGCTCCTTTCACGGACGGCCCTTGGGTGATCCGTTTTCTTATTTCCTCATCCTTATCAATTTGGTAGAGAATATCGGTAGTCTCATCCCGGAAGATAATCTCCGTCGGATCTACCCGCTTGACGCCATCCTTAAACTCCACGATACCGAATACTTTGCTAAAAACGCCGGCAGGTTCTCCGCCTATAAAGGGGCTTGCGGGAATAGGCTTTGAGTAGTGCTCCCACATATGGAAATATCCGACCTCATCATGGACAACGCAAAGCCGCGTTGGATGCTCGACCGTGAGATTAAGACCGGTCATCGTCCGAAGCCTCCTTCCCCACCAGCTTTTTATACAGCTCCTCGGCCTCCCTGCCCTGGAACTGGTTGATGATCTGGGCGTTCTCGCCGGCATCCTTGCGGCCGATGATGAGAACGGCGATGTCACCGTGGCTATGGTCAAACCCGACCAAGAGCGTGTCAGAACTTTTCATCACATTTTTTCCTTTCAAGCATCATGTGTATGCGGGTGAGGATTTGCACCTCACATGGACGTCCACTCCCTTGTACCAAATCAGCCCCTGCTCTATCGGCTATTTCACCGTGGTTAAGAGCCGTCGGAATCGAACCGATAGGCCGTCCTATCTGACATTAGTGTCTACCTATTCCACCACCGCATATCACGAATTACTTCTTCTCCACCTTTCTGGCCTTGCGTTCATCGTACTCAGCCTTATCGATGCGAACCAAGCCGTTCTCACCGTCCTTAAAGTAGCCATTGAGCTCCACTTTCTTGCCCTCCGGCGTAATGACGTATAGGTAGGCCACGGTGTCGTAGTCGCCGTTCTTGGGGTCGGTAAGGAACTCCTCCCGAACCACCTTGAACTTCTTGTCGGCGGGGAAGTAGGGCATGGTGATGGGGGCCAGCTTGTCGATAAGCCGGGTGGTGAAGCCGTTGGTATAGGCGATATCGGGCTCGTCCACATTGACCACCTGAACGCGGTTAATATCGCTGTAGGTCACGGTGCCATCCGGAGCGATCTCTTTGAAGAGCGAAGACATCCTGATGCACTGGTACTTTTGATACCCGTCTTTCCAGTTGCACTCGCCGGTGATATCGCTCCAAACGCCAGGGGTGTCCTCGATGGGGGTGAGACACTTGCCGTCGACCAGGCGATTGAGGATGCCCTTAGTGACCTGGAGGCTGAACTCGTCATGGTCGGCCTGCATCAGGCTCTTGTAACCACACAGGGCGCTCTCATAGCAAGCGACGCCATAGGTTGCGTCCTCAGGTTTCTCAGCTCTCTTCCGTTCGCTTTCACAGGCGAGCTCGATTTCCCGGATAGCCCAAGCGAGGCTTTCCGCGGGGATTTTATCTTTGTGTTCCACGATGTTCTCCTTTCAATCATGCAACTTTCGGCAACGATGTGGTCTTGGGCATGGGTTTTGTAGACCACCCGACGAACTTGCCCTCGTTAAAGTTCTTCTTCGCCTTGAGGGCTTTCGTGATAGCCAAATCGATACCAGAAAAGCTCTTGAGATGGTAGTAGTAAAGGTTGCTGTATGGCGTCGTCAAGCGGTCAATTCTCCCTGCCGCCTGTACCATAACTTTGTAGGAATAGTTTTGCGAGTAGAATATGATGGTGTCTGTGGTAATACAGTTCCAGCCCTCGCAGCCAGCAGTGTACTGAACGAGATAGACCCATTTTTCTCCGGTGGGAACTTCCTGGTGCTTATGGCCATTCCACTCCGCGACCTCCGTACCCTCCGGATAGCCGAGTGATTTGAGAATATCCAGCTCATAGTCGAAGTTGTAGAAGATGATGACCTTGTGGTGGTCCTCCATAAGCTCCAAAATCGCAACGCTGCGAGAGTCATCTGAGTTTACGATTTTTCGGAGTGAGTAACACAACTCGCCGGCGGTTTCAATGGGCTTGTCCTCCCAGATGTTCCATCGCTTCCTGGTGATGTCCCGGTAGTTCGAGATATTGTAGCTTACCGGAATATCAACATGGTTGGACGTGGTATGGCGCTCAAACTCCATTTCCACCAGAATGCGATTGCGTAGCCGAATCAGCCGGCCGGTGTTAAGGTAACGGTTAACCTTTGGATACTTGGACTTCCAGTCATAGATGACATGCTGGTCGATGAAGTCAGACTTGTTGCGATAGAAGCCGTTGGCAATGAAGACGGGAATATAATCCTGCCAAGTGTCACCCGGAGTTGCGGAGAGAAGTATCCACTTGTTGGCCTTGGCGATTTTCAGGAATGCTTTTGTCCATGCGCCATATCCGACAACTCGCTGCTCGTCAAATATAAAGAAAGCGTCTTGGATGTCCTTATACTTGGCGATGTTGTTCCATGAGTCTACGACCACCGTGTTCTTGTAGTAGTTGGCTTCTGGATGTACGGACAGCAGAAATGGAGCCATTTCCTCGCCCCACTCGCATTTATCCCGTTTTTTTGCAGTTGTGATGATGTAAAGGTCCCTCGGCTTTTTCATGATGCTGCCGTCTTCATCGAGATTACCGCCCTGCTGCTGGTAATAGTAGGCGAGGCCAGTCCGAGATTTGCCCGAACCGACCCCGCCGCAGAGGATACAGCCATTGTGCATTTTTGCGAGAGCTTTTTGTTGGTGGTCGTAGAGGCTGATGCCTCCCATGATTAGTAGCTCCGGGCTTCTTCGATTGTGCAGAAGAAGTGGAAGCCGGTGGAGCACTCCTCATTGCTGTAGTCGAAGTTGTCGATCTCAACCTCGTCGCCGGCGTAGTAGAGGGTTCTCAGGTCATACTTGGAAATGCCGACCTGCTCCCCACAGAGGTCGCCGATGATCTCCTTGATAACGGCCTTGCTGGCGCGGCACTTGTGGTTGAAGTTGCCGCGGATCTGTGCGTCCTTGGGGATGGAAGCGACAACGATGATACCGCCTACGCACTTCTTGTAGACCAGTTCGGGCGGCTCAATCGTCAGGATAACCGGAACGGGGATGTTGTTGGCTTTGCAGGCGTTCATGGCCGCAGCCCGCACATCGCAGTCCTCGTCCTTCAACCCCTGCTCGATGACCTCAAGGGGCACCTCCCGGCCCTGGCAGGCGTTCATGGCCGCAGCCCGCACATCGCAGTCCTCGTCCTTCAACCACCGCTCGATGACCTCAATAGACGGCATATGGGTAGTGTTCATAACATGGTTCTCCTTTCAAAATATAAGCGGCACTTTACGGCCGCTTGGTTGTCCACTTCTTGATTTTGTTGAAATAGTTGCCCTTATTTCCAAGGGCTTTCTTGGCGATTGCCATAGCAAGCCCCTTCTCGGGGTCAAAAGCCTCTCCAACAGCCTTGACGACCGTCTTGGTGTCATCGGCCCAGAAAACGATGGTGGCCGTTCCGTTGAACATGACGTCCTTGATCTCGGGGAGGATCATGCTGGCTCCACCGTAAGCGGCCACAGCATGTATTGCGGCATCCAGACTGCTGTCGCCATAGCTGATACGCTGCCGGGGCCTGAACATGCTTCCGGCCTGACACGCATCGCATTTGTAGCCGCTGGTGAGACTTCCATTATGGGTGCACCCATTACATTTCAAAGGATTTTTCATTCTTCATTTCCTTTCTGAAGTAATCTGTCCATTTGCTGAACAGCCCGCCGCATGGCCCAAACGTCCGAAAAATACATGGGGGTGAACCAATAGTTTTCGAGCGAATCGGCGGTTGTCATAGGTTCGGTGAGAGCATTTCCAACTTTGATGTATGCGGCGACGCCAAGCAAAGACAGTTGGATGTAGCACATGAGAGCTACCGTCTCATCGATGTCTTGACCGGACACTAAAATATAGCTCTGGAAGTTTAGACAGGCTTTTTCCAGGGATTCTTTGGCCAGCATAATAGCCGCAATCAGTGTCGCACCCGCCCCGCAGCAAGGATCATCGATTGTGATGTAGCCATTTTCTCGAACTTTTTGCACAACATCGTGTAACGTGAGTCTCGCCATGAGTTGGCACACTGAATAAGGAGTGAAAATTTGCTTTTTGCCTTCGTCAGTCATGTTGAGATTGGTGCAGACTCGTCCGAGAAAGTCCTGATCCGGGTTGGCCTCCATTGCCATGACCACCTGGGCGAAGAGTGTGGGAAAGAGTTCTTGCTCTTGCTTATTGTACTTTTTGATGATAAGAAGATAACGATTTTCCCGCTCTTCATAGTGCGCCTTATCAACAGGGTTTGAAAGTGCACAGGCTGCCATCAGAATGAAATCTTCCCAAACTCCCCAGGGACGCCTGGTATGAGTGAGTTGCTTGAAGGTCTTTATAAACTCTTTCTCCATGTCGACTGCCGGCTTCGGACCTGTTGTTTTTTTCTCCGTAGGACGTGTCGGCATAGCAGGCGGAGTAAAGTATTCAGGAATTTTGGGTGGAACAAAAGGCTTCGGCTCAAACTTCGGTTTTGCCGGAACCGGGGATAGTGCTTTCTTGGGTTTGGGTTTCGGCCTGTAAGCCGATTTTTTCTTGGGCTTCTTTCTCCAAAGAGGCACAACGATATTCTCCTTTCAAAAAAAACGGAGGGGCGCCGGCTACCTCCTAACCAGCGCCCCACGGCCCGTTACTCCTGCGGATACTCCTCGCCGGCGTACTTCTCGGCGAACTCGTCCTCCTCGATAATGACGTACATGACCTTGAGGTAAGCCTTGATACCGGACTTACCATTAACTTCCCAAGGGCTGGGGTTGATGACAAGGTCAACGTTACTGATGTCAGCGTAGTCCAGCGTCTCAACGGACTCCTCATCCAGCCGGGTCTTGTTCCGACGGGTAAGCATATAAATGTTGGGCGGGTAGTTGTCGAACCGAACCGCCACCTGGATGTAGTACATGGGGGAATCGTTCTCGTCCCGGGGCTGACGGACACGGACGTTCCAGCCGTCATCAAGCAGCTTTTGAGCCGTTTCGGGGTTATCGATGACGACACAGAAGTTTCGGTCACCAGCCCGGTTATACTGGCTGGGGCGACCGGCGAAATTGCGGAAACGGAGAGTAGCGTTCTCGATAGAGAGAGGGGGGAGTTTTTTGCGCGGCATAGTGATTATCTCCTTTTCAGATATTCGATTTCCTCTTCGAGTTTCTTGATGCGATTGAGGATTTTGCCCTCACAGACCATTGCGGAGAGGATGAACACAATGGCCGATGCAATGTTAAAGCCGCACATGATGGTATGCTTGGTGACATACGCAACCAGTGCGGCAAAAGCATTTATAATCGCAATTATTAAGGCTATCGTCATCCAGTTCACCTCACGTCAAACGGCGTGGAGCCGTCACCATGGGGTTCGTCCGGACCATACCAGGGAGGCGTGTCGTCCTTGACATACGGGTCCTCGGACACAAACCACTCGAAATCGCCGAACTTGGAAATATCGGTGGCTGCGGTGTCCACGAGGGTATCGTAGTAAGCCCGGTCGATGTCTCCCTCTTTGCCAAGCTGCTTGACCATCTCGGACTCCAGCCAACGATACCCTTTTGTCCCGGTTGCGGCGTCATACTTCTTCTCGCCGGTCTTTTTGTCCTCAGACTCCCGGCACAAGAGCCCGCCGCCACAGCCATCCTTGATGGGGCAGAACTGTCCCACTTTTCCGATGAAGACGTAGTCGTGCCCCTCGGCGATAACCTTTTTCAGCCGCTCGATTTCTTCATCAGCGCCGAACGGTCTGCTGCCGTCAGGGTCAACTCGCTTGAGCAGGTCGGCAAGGTCTTTTTCCGCAGCGGACACGTCCGGCAGGTTCTCGTTCATGTCCAGATGCAGAGCGCCCGTAACGGACTTGGTCTCGCACATGTCGTCGAAGGTGATCTCCTCATGGGTGAAGAGCTTCTTGAAGACATAGGGGATCTGGAACTGAGTGCCGGTGGCGGTCCACTCGCCGGCGTGCTTGCCGTCCTTATACTTGGCGATGTAGACGGCGTTGTTCACCAGGCACATACGGTCATAAGTAGCCTCATGCTCGAAAATATAACCGTACATCTTGCCGTACTCCATGACGAACTGGATGATCTCCGGCGTAGCATCCGGAATCTTGATGGAGTCCGTCTTGATGTGGGCAACAGTAAAGCCCCGCTTCTGGACCTCGTGCTTGAGGTTGACCATAAACAGGGCTCCGCGCTTGGCGACGATATTGTCTTTGTTCCGATTGTCCCGGAATGGGTTCTCGAAGCCGGCTGACGTCAGGCCATAGACAGAGTTGATGGCGATTTTCAGAGCCTGAGCCAGAGCATCGGCAGCACTCTCGTCCGTCAGGTACTTGGCCAATGCGCCGTTCAGCATCTTTCGGGCCTTATCGAACTCCTTGTGCTTGATGGCGACGCGGGCGTCACGAATCTCCTGGAACCGCTTGGTGTACTCCGGCCCAAACAGTTCCTCGGCGATGATGCTGGAGGGGTGCATGGACGCGATGTCCAGCAGAGCGATGTTGCCGTACATGCCAGGCTCCGCATAGACATAACCGCCCTCGCCAACTTCCTCGCCCCGGTAAGTGGATTTGCCATTCTCGAACTTATACCCGGGAAAGATAGGCCGCCCCTTCTTGTCAAAGGCGGTGTATTGGTCGTACTCAGGCTCGCCCATGGTAAACGGGAGCTCATCGATCTGGCTCACATCGCCCATATCACGATAGCGGAACGCATCCTGCGGACGCTTATTGCTACCGAAGATGATGCGGGCAGTCAGGGTGTTGGTGGTGTCGTTGACCGTCATGCCGGCCACGTCGGCCAGGATCTCTCGGGCGATGAAGTCCGCTTTGCGGGCATTGAACACGGCCTCGGTGGCGATGACATCATTGTCGCAGTATTCCGCAACTTTCTGCCACATGCTCTCCGGCACCGGCTGGTCCCAGGGAAGACCGAGCTCCTGGTGATGGATGCCCAGCTCAATCTCCCATTTCTTCAAGCTCTGCTTCTTGGAGCAGAAGTCGTAAACGTCCGTATAAGAAACGTTATAGGCCTCTCCAAAAAAACAGTTGTTGCTCTTGGTCTTCTTTTCGCTGCTGATGATTTTCTGCGAGAGATTGTAGAGCTGCTCGTTGGTATAACCCATCAGACGGGCGTAGAGGATGTGGTTGTCGTACCGCCGGCAGTTGAAGCCGACAAGCCGGAACTTCATCAGCCCCTCGATCTCCTGGGGAGTGGGGTTAATCATCCGAACCACTGTCTTGCTTCCGGCAAACTTCCAGTTCACCAAGAACAGGTTCGGGAACACCTCCACGTCATAGAAGACAAGGTCAGCCTCGTCATTCGGAGCCGAGGGAGCGTTTTCGGCCGATTTGAACGGCATCTTGTTCACGAGTTTGATGCAGTAGTCGGCCTGGTTGGTGCTGTTGGCCGCAAAGGCCAGGACGGCGTTGCGCATATCAGTCACGTCATAGGTCATGCCGCTCTCATACGCATCCGTCAAAATCTTGTGGATAAAGTCGATGCTGGGCTTAGTAGCCGGATGAATCTCTTTGTTGAGATTTCGCTTGATTTGCACCCTAAGCCCTTTCTCGCTCTGAACCACTTTGGTGTTTACCACGCTGCTTTCTCCTTTCAACGGTAACCCAGAGCTTATCGTAGCGATAGGCAGGTTATTGCATTTGGTAAGTTTACGACGCAGCGAACTCTTCCCGGTGAAGACCTTTACCTCGATGTGGTCATCATAAATCCGGCTAAGTCTCGTTGGGTCGCCAGTGTAGATGTAATGCAGATGAATGCCGCATCCGCTTTTGCTGGCCTCCGCATAGGTCGGAGGCCATTTGCTCGCTTCGGCCAGATTGCGTTCAAAGCATTTGTTGCCCTGGTCGTCCGGAATATCAAAGTCGATGACGATGTGATTCTCCGGAAGTTTGACGTAGTGGAGGCGGCTGGTGTCCAGTTGGGAGAGCTTTCGTGAGACCTTCTCCCATTTCTGGGTGGGCGTTTCTTTCGATGTCGCATACTGAGCGGGGTAAATAGCACACTCCCGGTCAAAGACAGACTCCGTAGCATCGAACTGAATGAGCCGAGGGGTTGCCTCTGGTGTATCGCCAATAGTCTCCCCCTCAAACCGCTCCGTCCGAAATCCGCTGTAGTAACTTCGGACACGAGAACCGTCTTCATGGCTGAACCGCTCGCTGTAGTCGCGGAAGTAGTTCTTCAACTCCTCCTTAAAGGCACGCTGGCTGAGCGGATATGCTACTTTGGCCTCCTCGTTATAGGTCTTATACATTTCCCAGGCGGCCTTGAGGGAAGTCCCGTCCTCCCGCTTGAACACATGGTAAGAGTCGACGATGAAGTTGTAGAAGTCATTGGAGGCCCCCAGCATGGCAATCGGAATATAATTGTCGTAGTAGCCCGGGTCGTCCAAATATACTTTTTGACAGTGGTGAGCGATAGGTCCAAGCTCGAACTCGATTTGCTTCACAATGGCTTTGTACTCATTCGGGTCCAACTTATCGCCGGTGGGAGAGACGTCAATCAACCGCCGGATCAGGCCCGACTTGGCGTCCGTAATCCGCACCGGCTTGTTGGTGCCCATAAAGAGGAAAGCCTTAAAGCGGCTTGCATAGGTCGATTTGAATTTCTCGTTCACTGTCATCAGCTCATGGGAGACCAGACTGTTGAGCCGGGTATTATCCTCAATGCGAGACAAATCCCCGTCGTGTTGGATGGCCACGAGGGGATTGCTCCGGAATGCCTCCAGGGCGAATGCGTTGCTCGATGACCCGAGGGCTTTCGCATCGAACACGGAATAGTAGCCCTCAAAGAGTTGCTGGATGATGTTGAGTACCGTGGATTTACCGGTGCCTGCTGAGCCATAGAGCACCATAAACTTCTGAAGCCGTTTGGAATCGCCGGATACAACAGAGCCGATGGCCCATTCAATCTTGTGGCGCTCCACGGGAGAATATAAGGTGCTCATCAGCTTGTTGTAGGCTTTTGGTTCGCCAGCCTCCAACGGATAACTCAGGACTTTGCTGGCGTAGTCTTTCTTGCCGGTTTTGATGTTGGAAAATATCAGTTTCTCGTCAAGCATGTGGAACTGGTCTTTCATCTGCTTTTGGCAGTAACGATGCCAAGCGTCGATCATACCAGTTTCGGCATCCCACATATGCATGACGCGGTAGTTTTCGTCGAAGCGCTTACAGTTTTCTTCAGCGTACCGGTCCAGTTCACGGTCGATCAGGTCGACCGCATCCTGCTCATCAGTCGACCATAACCCCAGGTCCTCCCGCCATATGGCATAGAAGTCCCCGCCGCGAATCATCAAATCGCTGCTCTTCTTGATGATAAACTTGGGATAGATCTCGATGATACCACGCTTACCGCTGCGCGTCGAAATCACCAAGAAGTCTAACATTGTTTACTCCCCTTCGTTGCGCTCCAACTTCTTCACCCGGATGGAGAGTTGATAGACCTGCTCCTCCAGCTTCCGGCGCTCGATCTCGGACAGGATGGCACAGCCGGCGGCAATCACAGCGATAGCCTCGAAGACCTTGTTGCTCCGGCTCTGCTTGTTGAGCTTAGCCAGAAACGCCTTGGACGGCGTGACCGTCACAAGGACCTGATGGGTGATGTTTTTCATACGAAACTCCCTTCCCTGATGATTTCGTTCAGATAGCAGTTCATCTGATACCAGATTTCAGTGGACCGCATATCAAAGCGGCTGTCGTTGATGGTGAAGAGACCGCCCTCGCCATTTCGCCGGTAGTTGTGGTCAAGGAAGCGTTCGAGGACTGCGTCCACATAGCTTCGATTGAACCGCGCGTCCGTCATGGAGCCAAGACCCAGACTGGTCAGCATACTCCAGAACCACTGTCCGGTCCGGTTGCCAATGTCAGGATTGTCCATCAGATGCTCTTCGCAGCGAATTGCAAGGGCGGTCATCATTTCCAGGATGCTGCACGAACGGTCGTCCAGAAAGTCGGCGACCATCGCGTCACAGTAGTCATACTCGCGACCGAACCGATACCTAAGCGCGATGCCGTCTTCGGCCCGGTTGCCGTCCATCGGAATCGTATATACAAATTCCGTATCGTACAGCCGGACAAACAGCTTACGATAGGACTTATTAGAATATCGGTCATCGACCACGAGCCGGTACATCCAATCAAAATACTGATCGATTAGTTCGTCTCTGGTCAAGGGTTAGACCTCCTTATCAGTGCTTCGGAGGAAGGGTCTCCTGGAACTCAGCGAACTCACGAAGATCCTCAAGGATTTCGTAGTCGCAGCGTCTGGCGTCGTTTCGGACATGCACGCAGTCCTCCTCGTATTCGCCGATGTGCTCCAGGGCGTCGCCGACAATTTCCTCCACGTTATCGACGACCTCACCGCACTCATCCGCCAGAACACCGTCGGCGAAGTGCGTCAGGCTGACCTTGGTATACTCCTCGATTTCTCCAAACTCATCCGGGGAAATGACATAGGGGAGCTCGCCCGGTTTGGGGCCAGGCTTGGGCTCGACGGTACGGGAGTAGTCGGTGTATCCGGCCTCCTGCACCTTCTGGGCGTAGTCAACGATGCTGGGCTTCTCCGGGGGCCTGCCAGGGGTCAGCATCGTCGCCGGGGTCTCGGCCGGCTGCTCCTGCTCGCGCCGAGCATAGGCCTCTTTTACCGAGGCAATCTCCTGCTCGGCGATGTGAGCGTACTTCTCCTTGGCGCAGTACCATGCGGTGGCTCCGCCAACAGCAAGCCCGGCAAAGAACGCGACGGACGTAGCAAATTTACTCATCATAGGTATCCTCCTCATCTTTGATGCTCATGACGGTGACGGCCAGACCACCGAAGAGCAAAGCCGCACTCAGCAGCAACCCTCCGGTGATATGGCGTTTCCGCTTGGTGTCCAGGACATAGTCCATCATGGAGACCAGATTGGCAAATCCTTCCATGTCTGTTACCTCCCGGACGACAGGACGGCCACGCCGCCGATGAAGCACAGGCCCGACATAGTCGCCAGCGTGTAGGACAGCAGGGACCGCATAAACTTTTTCATAATCGTTCCTCCTCTTAGTCATAGCTTGAAAAGTAGTGGTGTTCAACTTGGAACATAGGTACGCCGTAGTCACTGTAACGCTCGGTACGGAAGAATATCACATCATAGTCCGTCCGGTTCTCCAGTTCCTCACGCACAAGCTGGACGAGCTCGTCTTTGACCCAGCAGCGTTCGATACGGGGCAGCTGCATTCCAGAGTATTGGTTTTTCTGGTACACAACATCGTAAATGTTGTCGGGGAAATGCGGGTCATCAACGCGATTGAGAACCGTGTCGATGACCAACCGCTGACCCTCTTCACACTCGCCCTCTGCTTCCGCCATGGTAAGCAAGGCAATGATCGCGATGTCCGCTTCTGAAACCGGACTTTCTTCTGCCGGTATCGGCTCTTCGATAGCCGTAAATGTGACAGGAACGTGCTCCGTTTTCAAAGGCAGCGGCTTGACGGTCGAAATGGGCGGTGTCTTCTCGGCCTCAACCGGCGTAAAGAACGCCTGAGAGAGAGTAACCAAGGAGAGCACCGCCATCATAAAGAACAGTATGAATTTTTTCATGGCAAAGACCTCATACCAGGGACTCGTCCTGATGGTCGGCCAGCAGGGAGGTGATGTCGCCCACCACGTTAAAGTCCAGGATGAAAGACCGCTCGTAGCCGTTCACGAAGTCAACCGCCGCGGGCCGCCGGACCTCGAACATCCCGAAGTCAACGAAATCATCGCCGATGGGGTGCTTCGGGTCATAAATCCAACCCACGGCGGAGCCGGCCTTGGTGCGCTTGAAGCCCAGCATGTCGTAGACCTCGTTGAGAAAGAGATGCCCCTGAGAGCGGAGCTTATCGGTAGCCTGCGCCTGAAGCGCCTTCAGGTAGTAGAGGTTCTGCTCGGCGTCTTTCCGCCAGTCGGGGTGACTCTCATCGAAGATCTTGGCGTAGGGGCTGTACTTGGAGGGGTCCCACCCGGCCTCCGCGACATCGGCGGTCTTCTTAACCGTCTTCTCCTTGCCTTTGCCGTCCGTAACGGTCTCCTCGATCTCCTGGGCCTTGATGTTGTAGCGGAGCTCCTTCTCCACCTGCTCGCCGAAGCGCTCCAGAACACGGCCACGATAGTCCTTAAAGGACTTGTCCACAGCCGCATAGGCCGCCGCCAGGGCGACATTGCGCTTCTTCATGATGTTGTGACTGGCCAGGATGCTGGTGATGGACGCCGCGCCCAGCAGGACAGAGGGGGCGTACAGCTTGGCGAACTTGACGCCGGTCTGAACGTAGGCAACAGCCAGGTCCTTCTTGCAGTCCTGCTCAGAGTAGGTCTTGCCGACGTTGGTCACGCCGTTCTCGTTCGCCTGGTGGATAGTGCTGATCGCGTCGTTAGCCTCCTCGATGATCTTACCGGCCTTGGTCGTGGCCTTGCAGGCCAGAACAGCGCTCGTGACAGCGCCGATGATGCCCAGACCCACGAGGATCTCCGGGCTCTTCCGCTGGAGCTTAAAGCCGACCTTATGGACGGTTCCGCTCAGGGACTTCATGATTTCGTTCTTTTTCATGGTCAAAATATCTCCTTTTTAGAATTGATAGATTGGGGGCGGACCGTCAGTCCGCAAGTTCTCTCATGTACTCGTGATACTCAGCCTCGGTTGAGAACAGCATCCACTCGCCGTTGACCAGGCCTCTGTACCCGAACGAGGTGGGGTATCCGTACATAGTGCGCCTCCTTAGTCGATTTGGACTGTTCTCGGAAGCTGCAAGATATACCCGTCACGAATACGGGCAACCTTGGCAGACCGAATATCAGTCCATCCGTACTTGTTTGTGGTGTAGCCGCGAGGCGGCGTGATGCCGGCCAGGTCATACAGGTCAGCAACGCTGGCAACCTGGTACTGATTGATGACCGCCTCAAGCTGGTCTAAGACCAATTCGGCGTCGGCTCGGGTCTCGAAGATGATGTCGTCATAGTCGATCCCGCCAGCACTTCTCGGTCGTCCGTACTCACGGCGGTCATCCCTCCGGTCGTCGTAGTACCGGTTGTATGAGACTTTGGAACCGTTGCCTTTTCGCCCTCCGATGCGGCCCGCCTCGCCGAACAGCATGATGCTCACAACATCGGCAATGGCGTTCTTAACGCCGGGGATGATGACGTCCTTAAAAATATAGCTCTTGACACTGGTGACATCATCGGGGAGAAACGCGCTGGCGAATTTCTGGGCCTCGCTTTTCTTGCGGGTCTTCGTCGTTCCGGTGACCACCTTGCCCACCTTTTTGTCAGGAGGGCTGGCAGAATTTCTCCCGCTGTGGGAATTATCAGGATATTCGGGCATTGTTGTACCTCCAAACTTTTTATAAACGGAAAAGGGGAAGCACCCTGTTACAGGTACTCCCCCTCGGTGAACCACGTTGTTTACTTCTCGTCGTCCTCACCGGATTCCTCGCTGTCCGGAGCCTTCTCGGACTCGGGCTTCGCGGCCTCCATCGGCTTCGCATCGGTCTGGGCCAGCTTCTTCGCGACGTACTTCTCCTCGGCGACCGCCCAGAGTTTCTTCGCCCCGCCGATGATGGCGTAAGCGATGAACCCTCCGACGATCCCCATGAGCAGGGCGCCAGCGTTGGAGCTGCCCTCGACCTCCTCGATCTCGGTGCCGGTCTCGATTTCCTCGACCTCGTTCGCTCTCACGTTCATGTCATCCATAGTGAAATTCTCCTTTTCTAAGTAATTTTCGGGATGGTTCTCCCATAATAGCAGATGTAAAATCTGCGGTTACCAAATATAAATCGGCGGGCTATGATGCCCAACAACCACGCAAGGCATTCCATTATCGGCTAACTGAGTGCTAAACTGCAAGTCGATGCACCCTTGGTGCTGTTCTATATCCCAACCAAGATGCTCACCAATATCTGTGTGACGAAGGCCGATTTCATCGTAAAATTCGTTCAGTGTAATCTGCATTTCATTTCTTATTCGGAAGTTCAAATCATTCATTGCCTTTTTAAGAATGTTTATGTCCGACTTAAAATATCGACCTGAGAGAGGGTCAAAACATAGAACATCTCCCTCTTTACACACGAGGACTTCTCTGCCCCCGAGGGGGGATTTTTCCAACTGTTTTTTTGCAACAGCGTCCTGAATGTCCTGAGCTTTTCTTTCGCCCACAACCTCGATGGTCTTCTCCTGATACTCTTTCAGAGCTGTCTCGGAGAGCGTATAGGCCGTGGCGAGCGCAGCATGGCGCTTCAGACTGACCGAACTCGCGCCGATGAGACAGGCCACCGACAGGGTTCCGGTTACGGCAGCGGGAACATAGCACTTCCAGGTAGTCTTGATGACCTCCGTGGTGTTGAGGCGCTTGTTTTCCTGAATTTCCCGCTCGTCGATGAGCTGTAGCGCCTTGGGCGTGGCCTTGACGGCCGTGATGGTGGTGGCAATCATGCCGGCGATGCCGATGCCGGTCAGGATTTGCGGGCTGTACTTCTTCAGAGCCGTTTTAGCGACCTCCAAAGATTTGACGATTGCTTTTTTCTTCATGAGAATATGTTCTCCTCTCTGAATAGTTCGAGCCATTCCCATAAGCATTTTTCAGCGATTGAGAATATCCGCTCGGCTTTGGTTCCGTCTGATGCGGCGTGAAATGCCGTCATCTTAATGGCAAGCTCCTCCATGATGTCTTCCGCCGAGTCCATAGGATGGTCCAGAATTGCATCGATAAGCTCCCCGGCAATCCACCTTGAAGTAGATACCTCCACAAACCAATGCTCCGGCCAAAGGGCTTCGGGCTCTCCGGTTTCATAGAGGTACTCACTGAGCGCCTGCACTACGACTTCGTTCATCCAGTACCCCTCCAAAAGCGAAGAGCCCCTGTCAGGGCTCCTCAGCTTCTTCGCTTTCACGGGCGGCAAGTGCTTCATTGACTTTTTCCTCGATAAGCGCCTCCTGCTCCTTGCTGTCTGCCCAACTGGACAACAGTGTTCCAACCCCGCCAAGGGCCAGACCAACAAGGGACATCAGCTTAAACAAAGTTTTCTGCTCCATAAAGCATAACCTCCTTTCCATAAAGGTGCCTGCCGTTTTTGCGGATCAGTTCATTTCCAGCGCTTCCGGCGTCGGCGGAAAGTCCATTTCAATCATCCAGCACTCGATGGGCTCCCGATCCGGGCCGTCATCAATGCGGTGCTTGGAGTGTGAAAAGTCAATGAAATAGTAGTAATCAGACACGAACCAACCGAGGTCCTTTAAGTCCTCCGGAGTGTCGAGCCCGAGGAATGTGTAGAACGCGTCCACTCCGATTTCCCCGCCGTTGAGTGCGAAGTTGCGATTTACATGGAGCTCGGCCAGCAGAACATCTGAAAATGTAGCTTCAAAATATCGTTTGGAAAACGCATCGTAAAACAGATGCTTTTGCTCATCGGTTTCTCCAAAGTCGAACCTCCGACCGGTTAAGCTGCCGGAAATACTGGGGGCTTCCGGTTTCTCTACCATAAGCGAGTCCATGATTTTGTCATGCGTTTCCTGTCCATAGAGCTCTTTTACCTTGTTTTTGTACTCCATAAAGGAGCGATTCACCAGAGCATACGCACTGGCGAGGGAGACCTGCTGCCGCCGGTTCAGCGTATTGGCTCCGAAGATGCAGGCGATGGTAGCAGCGCCGGTGACCGCAGCGGGGATATAGCATTTCCAGCACGATTTGACCACCTCCACTTTGGTCGCGGCGTGCGGGTCCCCATCATGGTTCTTCCGGCTGTCGGCCCTCACCATTTCGAGGGCTTTGGGGGTTGCCTTGACGGCCAAGACCGCGGTTGTCACAACACCGACGGCTCCTATGCACGTCAAGATGGTCGGAGACGCCTTTTTCAAGGCTCGTCCAACCTTTTGACTTAGCTTGGATTTCATTGCGCGTTCTCCTTTCAAAAATATAAGAGCCGTCGAATTGGCTCAAAAGTTAGAGAAGCAGTATCGGACTCGAACCGATGACTTCCTCAGGCATGAGGCGCTCTACCACTGAGCTAACTGTCTCTCCATAATACGGTTTGCGAAATCTGCGGAAAGAGCAAAAGCCGCTGTTATGCGGCCTTGCCCTCAGAGACCAATGCTCTTCATCAGTTTGTTGAGTTCGTCCTTGGTGAGTTCCAAATCGACGTCCAAGTGGACATGCGTCTTGTCATCCAGAACCGTCGTGCGAAATCCGTTAAGCTGAACATCCATGTTGCAGCCCAACTTATTGCACAACGCTTTCTTGATGAACCTCGATGCCAGTCCAGTCATCCATTTCGATTCAATCTTCATCTCGTCCATACTCCTTAAAACCCCTTTCATAGGTATTGGTATCCACAATAGGGGCTGCGAATTTGGCGCTAAATATAACGCCTGTCAAAGACCGTTTCCCACCGCTCCTTGGGAAGAGGCTTCATCTTCAGTGCCCACATGATTTGTCTGATTGTAACAGTGGGCCAGAGCCCGTCCGTACAAGCTCCAGCCCGCTTATCAAAAAATTCCTTGAAATTAGGATGCAAATATAAGTCATCGGTCAGCCAGGCGTCCACCTCTGTCCAAAACGTACTCTTCGTCTCCGGATCGTATCGCTGCTGTATCACAGCCAAACCCTCTTCGCCAATTTGGAACAAGGTGCAACTGTCATACACCGGATGATTGCAAATGTACCGTTTCCCATACATCGATAGATAGATTTCTGGTTTTTCATAGTGGTATCGCATGGCCGCCTCCAAACAAAAAGAGGAAAAGCCCCTGTTGGGACTCCTCCTCCACGTTGATAATGCTTTAGTCGTCAAACATCTTGCAGGATGCTTTGCAGTAGGGGTACGGGCCTCCGCACGCTCTGCATCCGGCGGGCGGCATGTCGTTCCTGAAGATCAGGCAGTTTTTACCTCTTTCGTCGAGCACAAGTTCCATTTCGTCCCCATCCTCGTACTCATAGTCCATCTCGTCAATTTCCCATCCACAGGACGGGCAGGTGTAAATATCACATCCTCCTTCGGGATCTTCTCTGCGATCCATGACCGCTCCGCACTTATTGCAGATTGCGTATCCTTTGTTCAGGTAGTCCATCAATTCGCTACCTGCCGGTTTGATAACCCTATTTTCCTTTCTGCGCACTTTCATTACCTCCTGTTAATCTGGAAGCAACCATATGTATTATACAGCACTTCCGGCATTAAGTCGAGAGATATAAAGAGCTCTTTGTCATCTCCTTTCCATAAAGCACCCTGCAAAATCGACGAAAAAAGCGAAGAGACCGTGTTTTTCACACGACCTCAACGCTTGTGCAGCCTTAACTCTTCCGCGTAGGCTTAAAGCGGTTGAACAGATTCTTGAATGTCTGCGAGGTGAACGTTCCGGTCTCCTCGAACTTGAGGCCCCTCGACATCCACACGCCGTAGAACACCAGCGGCAACACCAATTCCGCAGTCGCCACACCGATCCTCACATACCGGTCGATGACCTGGTCGTTGAGCTGATGCTGCTTGAGCTGCTCCTCGTTGGCCCGGGCGGCCTCGTCACCATCGGCCTGACGCTCTTTCAAAGTGAGCTCAGCACGATGCTGCTTGCTGTCCATAGCCCGACGAAGACGCTTCTCGTCAGCCTCAGTCTTGGCCTTGATCTCGTCGATACGGAGCTTGTGTAGTGCTGTGAGATTCTTGATTGCCTCCGACTTCTTTTCGTCGTCGGATGAGAGGGAACTCAAGTTGGTGAGTTCCGCCTCGATCACCTCGTCCAGCAATTTCTTGATCTCTGCCATTTTGCATTTCTCCTTTCAGTTTTGAGTTGGCTCCATAATAGCCACTGCTATTCGTGCGGGAGAAAGTTTTCGACCCGAACCTTGAAGACGACGCGCCGTTTGCGCATGATGGTCCGGACGTCCGTATCCAACTCCAGAAACAGATAGGGCTCGCTGGTCGGGTCAGAGCGGTCAACACGGAGATTGCCCAAAGGCCGGCGATGGGACAGCACCACGCCGATGAGAAGCCCGATAAGAATACCGACGGCGATTTCCATAGATGCACCTCCAAAATGATTTTCAGAATTTTCAACCCGGGGAATTTTTCAGATACCAATATAGCATGTTTTCCGGTCACCTGCGTGCTGAAAAATATAAAAGGAAAGAGGCCCTGTTATAGGCCTCCTCCTCGATTGCGATTAAAATAGTTCGTCCAGTGTGAACTTAAACGGAACATCAGCAAAATAATCCGCAGGTACATTTAGCAAATTTGCCAAATAAATTATCAGGTCCAATGACATATACTCATCGGCTAAAGCGCGTCGAATCGTCTTTTCGCTCCATTCACCAAGTTTACCTATTTTTCTTATGCTGGTTTGTTCGCTAATGTAACGCCGGAGACGCTCGCTATTGATTTTCCGTTTAGTTATAATATGGTTTGCCATATTAATCACCTCCATAAAGGAGTCTGCCATTTTTGCGGTTAGTCTCTTGCTTTGTCCAGCAGCCAGAAGAACCGTCTGTACCGGTCATAGTAGACGTCACGACAGCATGGGATGCCATGCTGCATCTTCAAGGTATCGTAGGACAATCCTTCGGTCACGGCCCGCAAAATATAAGTATAGATCTCCGGGTCGGCTCCAATGGCCGCCTGTTCCACCATCTTCATACGGTCGCTGAAGAACAGCCTCGACTCAGCGCACCTGGCGGTCGGGTCGCCATGTATCTGGCCGCTACGCACAAAGATTGCCAAGTCAGCCGGCCGGCGGCTCAGACTGTCAAGCGCCGCATGGGCCTGTTTCCAAATGGGATACTGAAGGCAGAAATGCTTGAGTTCATAGTAGCGGTGGCGCTCAATCCAGTATTTGTTTTTGCCTGAGATCTCCGGGCGTATCGCAGTTCCCATTACCGTCTCTCTCCTTTCCATAAATATCCTGTCTCTTCGTAGAGCTTCTTGGGGGAGATGTAGAAGTTGATACGCCCTAACCTCGAATCCATCTCCTCAATGCTGGTCACCAGCTTGCCGCCGCGAGTGGCCTTGCCAATCGGGAGCCATCCGGACACAATCCCCGCTCGAACCCACGATGCATCTTTACCATACACGCGGGCCGCAACAGCAACCGGAACTGAGCCGGAGGGGAAGTTTTCCTCACTCATTGGCGTTTACCTCCTTTCAACGGCTATTCTAAGTTTGTAGTCGCTTTTTGTTAAAAAGAACTCGGTCAAAAGGAAAGAGCCCCTGTTTCAGGGCTCCGTCCTCTTGAATCACAATTTGCTCAGGTAAACAATACCCTCACGAAGCGACACCTTGATGGGGTGGCCAGAATGTTTAGCGGCGACGCCCAGGCACGACCGGCAGACCTTCGCGGATTTGTAGTCATGGTCGCTAAAGTCGATTTGTACGACCTTGTCGTCCCCTCTCACAAACTCCTCAATGAGGTCTTGCAGGTGATGCCTGCCTCGCCGTTTAGGTACGGCCTCCACAGGTATAAGTTTCATGTTCTGTTTCTCCTTTCAAATATGGATTCCTCCATAAAAGGAGTTGCGGTTCCTGCGATTTCCAATTAGCCATGGTCAGTTCGCAAGGGTAGTCCTCGAAGCCAATCGTCTCACAGGTGATAAGCCCCTCCAGAACCCCGAGGATGACCTCGGCCTCATATTGCTTATGCGGAAATATCAGTTCGGGCAGCTCTCTGTGAAATGCACCGCACTCAGAGCATCGGAGCCGGCGAATTTTGACCCAGGACGTGGCCCGATTTTTCGTCCGTACAATTCTGGGGACCATCCCGTAATACTTCAACGCCCCACCGCACTTGGGACAGATAGACACGTCTACGCTAACCATATCTTGGCCTCCGCTAATCTAAGTTAGGAGTGTGTCTAATCTAAATAAAAAATTTTGTGTAGGAATAGCTTGACAAACTCCTACACAATGATATATTATTATTTTGGAGGTGTCAATCATGCTTATCAAATGTCCTGAATGCGAGCTGCAAGTCAGTGACAAGGCTCCGGCCTGTCCTCACTGTGGCTATCCGATGCAGCCGACTGCCAAACGAAAACCGCGTGCCAAGAATAACAAACGACGACGCCTCCCAAATGGCTTCGGACAAATCACGGAGATAAAAACCAACAATCTTCGCAAACCGTTCAGAGCAATGGTCACGGTTGGCAAAACACCTGAGGGAAAACCTATTTGCAGACCCCTTAAACCGGAGTCGTATTTTCTAACTTACAATGACGCTTATGCGGCCCTCGTGGAATATAACAAAAACCCCTATGACCTGGAGCCGTCCATCACAGTCAAAGAACTCTATGTTAAATGGACGGAAGAGTATTTCAAGACCTTAAAAGCAGACGGCAGTGTTCGAGCGGTCACATCCGCCTGGGCTTATTGCTCGGCAGTCTATAACATGCGAGTGAAAGACGTTCGTGCCCGCCATGTCAAAGGCTGCATGGAAGAGGGAACCGCAGTTGTCAGGGGGAGAGAGCAGCACCCCAGCGCATCCATGAAGAACAAAATCAAGTCCCTGTTCAATCTCATGTTGGACTACGCCCTTGAGTATGAATTGGTCGACCGGAACTACTCCCGCACATTCAACCTGACCGAAGAGACTATCAAAGAGATCCAAACGGTGAAGAAAGAGCATATGCCCTTTACCGAAGAAGAGATGGGGCGTCTCTGGACCCATGTCGATGACAAACGGTTTGTAGACGCCATGCTGATCCAGTGCTACTCAGGCTGGCGTCCCCAGGAGCTCGGCCTATTGGAGCTGGAAAATATAGATCTGGAGAACTGGACGTTCAAAGGCGGCATGAAAACTGACGCCGGCATGGACCGAGTCGTTCCCATCCATTCGAGGATACGCCCTCTTGTTGAGCGAAAATATAAAGAGGCTCTGACAATCGGCAGTAAATACCTGTTCAACTGTACGGACGGCCGGAGTGGCAAACCTACGATAATGACCTATCAGCGATACCAAAAGGGTTTTGGCATGGTTCGTGAGGAACTGAAGCTGAATCCTGAGCATCGTCCGCACGATGGCAGAAAACATTTTGTCACAGCTTGTAAAAAGGCCGGGGTTGACGAGTATGCCATCAAATATATGGTCGGCCACAAGATTTCGGACATCACCGAAAAGGTCTATACCCAGCGAGAGTTTGAGTGGCTGAAACAGGAAATCGAAAAAATAAAATAGGGTGCGCGATGGGCGGAAATTTTTGACAGCGCCTCCATGTGTATCAGATTGACTTTGGACGAGAACCGGAGGTGATAATCCAGGAGAAACACTATTCAATCGGAAAGGAGGGAAAGCTCTATGGCCAGATTGACAAACGAAGAAATCAGACGCATGTCCCTTGATGAAGCCGATGCATATACCGACGCGCATCCCGCTGAAGCATGGCTTAAAGGCCGGGATTCTCGCTCCCGAGCCTGAGATGGTCGAAGTGGTCTGATAACAACACAAAGCCACCCCTAACTGCCACCAACGGTCAAGGGCGGTTTCCTTTCCGACTGAATACTATTTCTCCTCGGATTCGGTCTCCCAAAGGTTCCCTGCTTCGTCAGGAACAAACCTGCGACTGTTCTCCGGGTTTATCGCATGGGCAACGTCTGTGGTATGCCGACATTCCCGACCTCTTTTGTAGCAGCCGGTTTTCGAGCAAGTTTCCACGTTGCCGTCGCATAAATATAAGATTTCTTGCATGGTAAATCCTCTCCTCAGAAGTGTAGGAATAGCTGTATAGGAATAACATAGGAATAAAATACGAGTTATCTACATTTCTTTGCTTTTACCCACTTCTTACTGCTTCTCAAACCGTTGGAATAACAGCATTTAGCAGTAGATGTGTCTTAAAGATGTTTCTATTATGGAAGCATAAAGTCCCGTATTTCCAAGGCCTAAACGGTCAAGGTGTAGGAGTAGTCAAGGAATAAACGACACTCCTACACCTTTTTTCGCTTCTAATTACTGTTTGCCGGTCCTGCCGATAGCCTCCATGAGCTTGTCATAACCAAACATGGCTGCATACGCTACCATGAACCCCAGCACGACCGCGGCGGCCACCATATACCATACCACCGCGATAGCCTTGATCTGACAGTAGGCGAAGAACGCCACCAGCGTGAGTACCATCGAGACGGCGACCGCCAGAATGTTGGTCGGCAGCTTGTCCCAGGTGACCTTCTTCAGCACCTGGACGACGATGTTGGTCACCACCACCAGCACACCGATGACGCTGATGACCATGGACCAGTTCAGAACACTTTCCATTTTTGATTCCTCCTTATGTTATCCGACCCCATCAGGCGGAGCAGAGCCATGTTTATCCGGCCATGAATTGTTCTTGCTCAGGTTCTCGACGGCAGACTTGATGGCGTACACCAGCACCACGCCGATGATCTCGGTAAGCGCCACCTGAGATAAACTCTCGGCAATCTGCTCCTTGCCCATCCATGCGAGGATGTAGCTGCACCACACCCAGGCAATACCGTTAAGCAGGCAGACCCACACGATAATTTTCATAGTGGTCGCTTTCTTTTTGCTCGGTTCAGAGAGGTCGAGGGTTGGTTCTTCAACGACGTCCTCCGGCCAGTCCTCAGAAATATCAGCAGGCTGCTCCACAATGGGCGGGGCTTCCTTTGCTTTGATGTTCAGCATACGTCACCCTCCATCACGAAACAGGGAGCCGGAAAATCATTCCGACGGCGATGCCGATAATGGCGCTGATAACGCACCAAACAGCCTTACGCCAGTTCTCTCCGTCCTGGCCCTCCAACGTCTCCAGACGTTTTCCTTGGTTGACCTGCTCCTTCAGCATGTTTTCCATGTTCAGAGCCAGTTTTTCCACGGATGTACTGATAGCGGCAACCTGCTTGACGGTCTCCTCCAGCGCGTTCAACCGGTGATTCTGGCGGATGTTTTCATCCTCCAGACGTTGATTCTCAGCCTCCATGCTACGGCGGAACTCCTCATGCTCATGGCGAGAGATATAATCTCCGTCCATACCTGTCACCTCCTACTGCTTTTAAGCATTGTGTAGAGTTACCGCTGGGTGCTCAACATCCCGATCAGCTCGGAATACTCGGCCTCGGAAATCTTGCCGGCAGCGTAGAAAATATCCAGCTTGCTCTCGATGCCGTCAGTCTGGCCGCGCTCAATCATGCGCTTCAGAGTACGATACAACATGCTCTACATCTCCTTTCCTCAAATATCAGTCTCGGACAGGCCCAGCTCCAGCAGGGTCAGCCGGTACTCGTGGTCGATGTTGATGCCGTCGGCATCCGCCAGTTCTTTGGAGTGGTTCTCCTGGCCCTCGGCGAGAACCAGTAGGGCTTCATCCTTAGTGAGCTGGGCTTCCTCATAGACGAACACGGGGGTGGGCTCGCGGCCCTCATCCATGGGGTCGGTGCGCTGCGTCTCAACAATGTTGCGGCGCAGATACACAGTCGTTACGCCCACTTCGATTTCCTTGGGGCGGACGGTACTTTCTGCGGTGATGTAAACGGGTTCCACGGCGCTTTCCTCCTCTCGGCAAATATAGCTGCACAAGCTGCTCGTACACACGACGGTCGTCATGCCGGTCATAGCGGGAAATGTACCGCTTCATCCGCTGGAAGCTGACCCTCGGCTTGATATGCTTCAGGTACATCCGGTAGGTGTCGGTACAGTCGATCCATCCCAGATACGACATCATCTGGCGGTAGTCGTGAACAGTTGGCTTGCGCTCCTGATAAGGTTTCTTGTGAATCTTGCGGGCTTTTCTGGTTGCTTTCAGCATGATAGATTTGCGCAGCACCGTCCGGTTCCGATAGAACTGGAAGCCCATGAAGTCCAGAGGCCGCCCTCGGTCTTCACCGTTGACGGTGTAGGAGAAACGAAACACCTGCCAATTTCCTTTCAGCTCCAGGCCCAGGTTGGCCTCAAGATACTCGGAGATGGCTTGTCTGATTTGGTGCAGAACTTTCTTGTTTGACCCGAAGATGACCATGTCGTCCATGTAGCGGACATAGTAGACCGCGTGAAGCTGCTCCTTGATGAAGTGGTCCAGCTCCTGCAAATACCAGTTGGAGAGCCACTGCGAGGTATAGAAGCCAAGAGGGATACCGGCGTCAGTCACGTCGATGATCTTGAACAGCAAGTCCAGCATCATGTCGTCGTGGATATGCTTGCGGAGCTTTGCTTTCAGAATATCGTGCGGGATACTGTCAAAGAAGTGATGGACGTCCATTTTCAGAACATACTTCACGTTCTTCGGGTCGGTTTCGATCCATTTCTCGATGACTTTCTTGGCCTTGTGGGCTCCTCGCTTGGGCAGACTGGCGTAACTGTGCTGGTACATTCCATGCCAGAACATCTCTTCCATGGCCTTAGCGACACAGTGCTGAACGATAAGCTCCTCCAGCGTCGGCACGATGATGACCCGTTCCTTGTGGGCCGTCCCGTCATGGATGACCTTCGGAACATGCTCGGCGTTCTCGTACTGCATGATCCAGTCGTAGGAGGCGCACAGCAGTTCATCATCCGACATGTGCCGTTTCTTCAGCATCTTACGGACGCGCTTTGTGCGCTTGGCCTGCTTGATGGCTTTGCGGCGGTTTTCTTCCGATATGCAGATGTCAAACAAGTGTTTGTAGGATTTCATTACTCTCTTATCCTCTCACCCGCTTTCACCTCTTTCAGATACTAACGGGTGCTTGCACCGAGTTGATTTTCACCAAGCGGTGAGGAAAGGGAGAGGCCGGTGAAGCCCCTCCCCTTACTGCGTTCGGCAGCGATATGCACTGCATTGCTCATATATGAGGGTTCGCGTGGATAAGATAGGGCCGCGCCAATGTTGGTGTTCGTATTGTCGGGCGTATTGTTCAGGTTGATGTAGAACGGTCCGGCATTCAGGTCATTGTTCCAGTTGCCACCAACGATAGCGTGGGCGCAGTGCATACACCTATAAAAATTAGGGGAGGGTATCTTTCGACCCCGGCCCCTATGCCCGTTTATGGATGGACAGGCGCTCCATTTTGAATTTCGTTTCCCCGGAGACCCAAGGTTCTCCAGACCTCTCCTTTACGCGGCTACGCCGCGGCAAGTGGTTTACAAGAGAGGGCCGCGCCAACGTGGGTGTACGTACTGCCGGGCGTAGCGTTCAGGTTGATGTAGAACGGTCCGGCATACAGGGCATCGCTCCAGGCGCCACCAACGATAGCGTATCTGACGCCGGAGTTGTTGTAGTAGGCGTAGTCCGCCTCATAGGTGGTTGTCGAGCCGCTGAAAGCGGTGGCGAGGCGTCCGAACTTCTCCGTTCGCATGGCGCTGATGTATCCGCCGCCCGTAGCCATCGTCATGATGCTCTTGTAGCCGGAGCCGTCCGTGTTGTAGTCGGCGGCGGTAGAACCGTCCTTTGTCCCCCTGGTAATTTTGGCCTTGACCGAGCCCGCGTTGCAGATGAGCCCAGCGGTCCTCCGCCAGACGTTGCCCCACGGATTCTCCATGCCGAACACCTTGACGCCGGAGGTCTTGTCGCTTGCTCCCCAGAACATACCCTTGGTGTTCATGGTGCCGGTCGCGATGGCGTTGCTCGCGCTGACCCGGCCGTACCCTGCGGTGGCCTGAAGGTCGGTGCTCTTGAACATCATGGTGAGCAGGTCCTGCACCAGGAAAATATCAGCGATGACCTCGGTGTACCAGATGTTCGCGCCGTTCAGCTTGGCGGCGTCGATCTCCTGCTGGGCTGTTGTGCTGACCTTGCAGGTCTGCCCGCTGATGGAGCGCATCCGCCCGGAGGAGTCCCATGCCCCGTCGAAGATGGGCGTGTAGAAGTGCGGGATCTCCTTGTTGTTCTTGTCGTAGTTGCTCCAGCACTCGTAGTCGGCGTCCACCTTCACGTCCGAACACCGGAAGTGGTACACGCCGCCGCTCTCCCACCGCTTGACGTAGATTTTGGGCCATTCCATCATGGCATTGCCGCCGAAGTTGATGTTGGCCACGTCCGAAGCGGAGCCGTCCGCCTTCTTGGTCAGGTCGTTGGGGTTGAGGTAGTAAGCCACCGTCCCGTCATACTTCAGCATACAGGGCCGGGGCATAAACTTGGAGCCAGGGGTGCTGGGCCATCCGCCATAGCTGAACGCGCCGCCGAAGTTCATCACGGCCTTGGCAAAGCCGGAGTTCTCCACGTCACTGGGATAGCTGACCCGGGTGGCCGGATTGCTGTCGTTCAGGTTGATGTCGAAGCCATACAGATACTCCCGGAAGCTCGCCTTCACCGAAACGGTCTTGTTGGCAGGGGCCAGATAGTTGTCGCCTTCGGCCACCTTGACCGTGATGGTGGCGGTACCGCTGGTGTCGTTCACGCTGTTGACCACCACCTCGCCGGTGTTCTGATTGACAGAGCCGATGGTAGCGACCTTGGTATCGCTGGAGGTGGCGGTGATAGCACCGTTGCCCTTGCGGCCCACGGTGAACTTGGTGCTTTTGGTGGTCATGTTCAGCGTCAGCGACGCGGGGCTCACCGTGATGGCGTTGTCCCCCTTGGCGATGCCCCAGGAGACCACCTTGGCGTCGATGGTGCCGTCCGGCCACTGATAGTTGGCGGTGGGCGTAAAGGTGGCGGTGTACCCCGTCCCAGCGTTGATCTGAGACTCCACGCTCAGCGTCATCTTGGCGCTGTCATAGTTGGTGTCCCAGGTCGGGGTCTTGGGGTTGCCGTCATACTTGGGCATCCCGCTCTGGGCGGGGACCTTGGCGATGGTGGCCCGGTTGATCTTCCATTTCACCGTCTTGTTGGCGGTGGTGCCGTCCGACCACATGCCCTGCACCAAACTGAATACCGCAGAGTGCTCCCCGGCGTCCGTAGCCGGCGTCACCTGGACAGTGCAGTTGTCGGTGTCGAAGTTGTCCCACTGCGGCGTCTGGGCCGCCCCGGTGTAAGTGGGGATATTCTTCTGCGTCGGGATGGGCACGATGACGCTGGTGATGGTCCAGGTGGCTGTCTTCATTCCGGTGGTGCCGTCCCACCACTGATAGTTGTCCGTGGGGGTGAACTCGGCGGTGTAGTCTCCGGCCTCAGTGCCGAACCGGTCGCCGCCCAAAGTGAGCTGACCCACGATGTAGCCGTCCCAGGTGGGCGACTTGGGCGTGCCGTCGGCCGCCAGAACATTGCTCTGGGTGGGCAGCGCCGGAATGACCGCCCGGCTGATAATCCAGTCCACCGTGGCTTCGCTGGTGCCGTTGGGGAACAAATATCCATAGACCAGCGTAAACTTGGCGGTGTAGGTGCCGGCGTTGACCCCGTCAATGGTCCCGGACACGGCCATTTTGACGGGGTCATATCCGTTCCAGGCGGGGGACTTGGAGCCACCGTCATAAGCGGGGATGTCCTTCTGTGTGGGAACAGCCACCTCGATGGCATTCACTGTCACATTCAGGCTGGTGCTCTTGGTCACGCCCTCGTAGGTGTAATCCAGGCTGACGGCCTGCTGGCCCAGAGTGGAGAATGCGGCGCTGGAGTGGGTGTATCCAGCGGCAGGAGCCGTGGAGCTATCCGAAAAATGGGCGGTCACGACCATGCCCGCCGGGTCGAAGCTCTCCAGGTACTGATAGACGGTCTTGGTGGGCGGGGTGGTGACCTCGATGGAGACCAGAACCTTTTCCACGGTGACAGGAGTGCTGGCCGTCTTTGTGGCCCGGCCCTCCGTATAGGTGATGGTGACCTCGGTGACGCCGTCCGTCAAGACAGTGGGGGTCACAGTATATCCGGTCACTTCCGAGGTCAGGCCGAAGCCATAGCTCGCCTCCACCACCATTCCGGTGGGGTCGAAGCTCTCCCCGGACTTATAGATCGTTTTCTTGGGCGGCTTGGTAACAGCCAGGCTCTCCAGCTTGATGGAACCGCTGCCTCCGCCGCTGCCGGTCAGGTTGAACACCTTTCCGACTTCATTGAGGTTACTCATTTCTCGACGACCTCCAGTCGAAGAATATTCACGGTCAGGTCGTTCTCCGGCGTGATCTCGCAGTGGAACGTGGCCTCACCGTTGGTTGTGATGTTGTCCGCTCGGATGCCGGTGTCTCCGCACTCGATGAAGCAGTCGGCGTCGCCGCAGACAAGATACCAGTAATTGCTGTCTGCCAGGAAAGACTCATGCTGAACCGTCTGAGCTCTGCCGCTCCAGTTGGCGGCCGGCAGAGTGACAGTAAAGCCGATCTGCGCATCTTCCAGACCGGCGGCGATCATCTCCGCCAACTCGGAGACACGGGCAGCGGAATCAGCCTTGGTCCTGAGCGCCAGCTTTTTAAGCTGGTCAATCGTGGTCAGTTTCTCTGCCATTCGTTTCCGTCCTTTCAAAAGACGAACGGGGGACAGGCGTATCCCATCCCCCGCTCAGAGTATGCTTAGGGTCCAACGGGCTCCTCAGGATCGGGCTCGGTGGCCGGACCGAAGACCTCGGTCAGCATAGCCTCCACCTCAGCGTCGGTAGCGGTCTCCACAGTGACACTCCCGCCCAGGTCCTTCACAGCCAGATAGACATGGCTCTCATTGGCGTCGCCCTCAACACTGTTGATGACGAAGTCGATGTACTTGTCGCCGACCGCAGCACCCTCGTAGGGCTGATCGGCCTCGGTGACCTCCTTGACGGAGGCGGACTTCACCAGCAGGTCCTTAGGGATGTTGATCTTGTCGCCGGTGGGGGCGCCATCTTTGGTGAGCTGATAGGTGGCCAGATAGCCGTCCTCGGCAGTCTCCTGCTTGGTCAGGCCGTAGTCGGCGATCTTCCCGTCCAGAGCGGCCAGCTCGGTCTTGGTGCGCTGGGCCAGCATTTTGAGCTGGTCAATGGTAGTGTGCTTAGACATATACAAGTCCTCCTTGAAATTATTTGGTTGCGGCTATTTGCCGAAAACCTCATCGAGAATATCCGCCACTTCTTTGTCAGTGGCGGTGTTGTTGGGGATTTCCTCTCCGCCGGGGTTATCCGGCAAGATCGGAGCAGAGCCAAAAGTGTCGTCCAGCATGTCCTCGACCTCCTTATCCGTCGCCGTTCCGGCAATGTTGTTTCGGAGTTCGATGATGACCTCAGACAGGGTCTTTCCCTCGAACCCGGCGGCGCCGAGGTCGCCGATAACAGCCATGATCTGCTCATAGGCATCATCCGGCAGAACAGAGCCTCCGCCGCCATGTCCCAGGCCAAGGCTGGCCTTGTGCAGGATCATACCGGTCACGCACCATCCCGTAGAGATGCGCTGGTCGCCCTTTGTGCCGACTACAGCGACCTGGAGCCGGACTCCGGCCCGTTTCAGGCAGTCAGCGGGAATGGTACAGTAGTCGTCGGTGAGGACAACGGCAATGCTGGCCCCGCCCGCCTCGAACAAAGCGGTCTTGGCAAAACCATCCCAGGCCCCGTCAAATGTAAATTCCACGGTGTAGGGTGTCTTGGAGTTCTGCACCAGGCTGGCGTCTCCTACCAATCTGGTAAACGGACCCTTGATCTCGATTTTCAAACCTCGCACCTCCTCACGAACCGTTTACCGACAGTTCCAGACGAATGACATTCACCGTCAAGTCCATCGTCGGGTCGGTGTCATTTTTGAACGTGATAAAGCCAGTCGTGGTGATGTTCCTGGCCTGCACATTGCACTCCAGATACTCCTCACGGCTGGCTTCGTCCGCGTCGATAAGATACTTGTGAGTTGCCAGGGCCAGAAGACGGCTGTCAGCGACGGTCAGTTCCCCATTGACCCACCCGGAAGCCGGGAGGACCAGGTCAAAGGCGATACCGAGAACATCGCCAGCGCCCGTACCATTCCGCCCATTGTAGACGGAAATGGAAGTAGTCGTCCCATCCGTCATGGTCACGGTGTAAATATCCGTGGTGCCCGGCTTATGGTCGCCCTTGGTGAGCTTGATGTCTTGGATGCCGTTGCCGGTGGGACCCACCAGCTCACAGCCGATGCCAGTGTCAACATACTTTTGCTGGGCGGCATCCCAGACCCACCAGGTCCCGTCCTGGGGCTTCGGCGGCTTCCCGCTATACTGCTGGGCGGAGAGGGCGCTTGCGGCAGCAGCATCCTCAGAGACCTTTGCTTTATCCTTGGCATTCTCCGCATCGTCCTTAGCCGCCTCTGCGGCAGTCTTGGCGTTCTGTGCAGCCAGTTTTGCCGCTTCCGCATCATCCTTGGCGAGTTCTGCGGCAGTCTGAGCCACAAGAGCGGCATTCTCCGATAGCTTAGCGTTCGTCTCAGCGATGGTAGCGTCATCTGCGGCAGCCTCGGCGGCAACCTTGGCGGCCTCCGCAGCATTTTTGTCCGCTGTTGCCTGGGCACCCAGTGTTTCCACATCTGTTCGGATGGTCTTGACCCGGTCCTCCGCGGCCTTGGCCTCAGCCTCGCTGAGAGCGGCAGCACTCTGAGAATCGGCGGCCTCCTGAGCCTTTTGCGTGGCGATAGCCTCCGAGTTGCCGGCAGCAGTCTCTGATGTCTTGGCATTTGCAGCAGATTTAGCCGCATCAGAAGCCTGAATTACGGCATTATTTTCGGAAATCTTTGCGTTTGTCTCTGAGACTTTGGCGGCCCCGGCAGAAGCAAGAGCCTCCCCGGCTTTTTGGGTGGCCGTGGATGCCGAAGTTCTGGCAGAATCGGCTGAGACTTTGGCGGAGTCCTTTGCCGTGGCGGCGAACTCCATAGCGTTTGACGATTCCACATTCATGGCCGCCAAAGCATCATGGATGGAACCGCGCACTTCTTCGCCATACACAGCGTCCAGAATTTTTTGCAGGAATGTGGCGATATTAGCCACCTGAATCACCTCTAATCTTCAAACATCCAGTCGAGTCCCAAAAGCTCTTCTCCAGAAAGACAGCCGATAGCTTCCTCATACTTGGCGGTCATCAACTCAACCTCATGTGACATCTCGTTGAATGGGGCCAGTTCGTCGCAGAACTTCTGGAAATTGGGGGAGTCTACTTTAACGCCGATAATGGACCGCCCGTTGCCGTCCTTGGTCTCCTCACCGTACTTTTCAATGAGACCGTTGCGAAACACCTCGTATTCGGTGAGGCACTCGGCAAGTATGCGATAATTTCTGGCCGCGATATAGCCAATCTTGTCCCGGCGAGACAAAACCGGCTTGAGATGGTTTATCATCACATCCATCTCAGCATTTTTGAATTTTTTCTTCACAGTTATCCTCCTATTCCGAATCAATACCATCGACTCTGGCACTGGAAAAATCAACGCTTCCGGTAAACTCAACTCGGCCATTAAAGCAGATTGTTCCGCCACACGGGCTGGAAATATAAACATATGGCCCCCATACGCCGGCGTCGTAGTATTCAATGCAGAACATATGATAACGGCTACTTCCATAGGGCCCATACAAGTTAAAACTTCCAGCATTACCTCCGGCAATAACATTAAATTCCCCGCCATAGAACTCTCCGCCCTCGATGACTGGCGCTCTAATGGTTGTGGAGTCGATGTAGGTTGATCGAATGTAGCTGGGGAGTTCAATAGAATCGGCCATCTTATATGCCTGATTAGCCCTGTAATAAGCGGCATCAGCCAGGTCGTAAGCATCAGCAGCATCAGATAATGCTCTGTTCGCCCTGGTATTCGCAGTGTCAGCCAGGGAATAAGCCGGATTATAGTTCAGATTTTGATTGCTGACCGCGGCCCAGTTGATGGTACTCCCGGCGCCCATAGTGATGTTGCCGTTGATGGTGATAACTCCGGTGGAGCTCACCGCGAACGTAGTCGCCCCGGTATTCTTGTTCCGGATGGTCAACCCATACAGGTCCAAGTAGTCAGAAGCGAACTTGTCCCCAGACATCATGCTCCGGCCGTATCGGTCCAGGAAGTCGGACGCCTGCACAACACCCTTGAAGTCCCCGCTGGCCGCTACAAGCTGGCCGCCAAAGGTCCCCTTGGCTCCGGAGAGCGTTCCGGCAAAGGTGCCCCGGCGGGCATACAGATTGCCCTCCTCGTCCACGGTAAAGTTGCCGTTTCCGATGTTGATGGAGCCCTTTTTCATGGTCAGCTTTCCGGTTTCAAAGTCCAGGATGAAGTTTCCGCCGTAGTCTTTCAGCGTCCCCGCCCGAATCACATCGGCGTTCAGCACACCGGTAGTGATGTAGTCGGCCACGATGGAGCCGTCCATGGTGATGGCCAACCCAAAGGTCTTGCCGCCGTCATTGGAATATCCCAGGCCGTTCATGTTCCATTTCCACAGCTTGTCCGCCTTGGTATAGTCCCGGACATTGGAAATATAAAGCGTTTCCGAGCCGTAATCGTCCTTGGTGATGGTGATATAGCCGGTGGTGGCCATGTTCATGATCTGAGTGGCGTTCTCCTTAGCCTCTTTGAGGATGGAGTGGGCCTTGGGCAGGTCGTCGATCTTCTTCAGGATCGCCGCGCTGATTTGGTTATTCACACTGGTGAGGCTGGTCTTTACCGTAGTCCCCAGCTTGAATTGGGTCTGCTCCGGACTGTCCAGAGGGATCTCCAGCTTAGTCACGGGGAACATCCTGTCCAGACCGTGGGGGCGGGAAATGACCCGAATCTCATCCAGGAGCTTTACCGCCTCGACATCGACATCCAGGTAATGCAGGTCAAGGGCGCTCAGTTCCAGCTCCATGTTGTCAAACTGGATGTCGCTCAGATAGGCTTTTGCCTTCTCCAGCAGAACCGCCGGGTCAGATACGTCATCCCAGGTGACCGCTTTCTCGATCCACCCATAGACGGCGACAGCCTCATTGGACTGAACATACATACTGCCGTGGTTCACGCTCTCCACCGTCAGATATGCGTCCAGCGCCTCAATGGGACTGTCCTCCAGACGATTGCCCAGAGGAACGATGACCGTTGCGAACTCCGTGGAGTCCCACTGCTTGGTAAAGTCGATGATGTTGGAGCCGAACTGGATGACCTGGCTGCAAGTATCGGGATACTCGGCCAGATAGTCCAGATAGCGAACACCATTCACCTTGCGAACTCTGAGATGGCCGCCATACTGCTCGACCAGGGCGTTGAAGACAGCCATGGTCTTATCGTGGTTGGTGTAGTAGGTGGGAAAGTTTTTGTCAACGACCGTCACCGCCCCCAGGGTGAAACATCGGTTTTCCGCGACCTTGGAATTGTGAACGGCGATAAGCCGCTCCAGATACCCTCGGACACTCAAACCAGAATACTCCGCCGGGGGCTGGGTGCTGTCGTTGAAATAGGCCAGTTCTCCCTCACAGTAGAGGATACGGTTGCGGTAAAAATCCTCGCTCTCCGACAGCACACGTCCGGCCCAGATCTCCTCGCCGTCTTTTTGGACGGAAATATCTGTGACCATTCGGACAATAGAGGCATAGCCCGCGTTATGGGGAGGAAGCGTTACCGCCAGGGAGCCGGCCCCGTTGTCCTCCAGAGTCAGCTTGGGGTTGATAACTTTCATGCTGTCAACCGCAAAGACGTCACTGTAAATACAAGTGCCGTCCGCGTAAATCGAATACATCGCTGTTACAACCTCCCTACTCTAAAGTCAACAGAAACCGTTGCCGTTCCAGTGTCGCACCAGAAATAGATGTCCGCTCCCAAATCCCCGAAGAACACAAACTCCGGGATTTGCACAGTTCCATCGTGCAGCAGCTTGGTAATGTCCAGCTCCAGCTTCGGATTTACAAAACGGACATGGACGCCCCGTCCGGCCGAAGACCTCACAACGAAATGAGGACAGATAGGGGCCCGGCCAAAGAGCGCCGCGTCCAGATGCCGGACCTTTGCCGTTGTGGAAACGGCGATATTCTTGAACAGCATGGCGCGGATAACGCCATTTTGAAAGTTGAACGGGTCCCACAGCCAGTCGTCAATGGATGATAGCACTGACCACTTGTACGGCCCAACGTCGTAGTCGATCACGATGCGGGACCAGTCCTTTTCCGACTTCCAGGCGTTGACAGTGAAGCGTCCCTCGTAGAAATATTCAGGGTCATCCTCCAAAACTGCTCGCATGTTCTGCCCATGCAGATAATCAATGATGTCGGAATAGGCCATGTGCCAGGGCTTGAAGCCGTTCATGACAATGAACTCGACAGATCCCGTCCGGTTCTGATACACCGGATACCCGGTGAGGGCTTGCGACAAATCAATGACACCGTCCCCACCGGGAATGTCCAGTGTTTTTATCTTTTGAGGCGGAGGATTAAACAGAGGTCGGGAAGAGGGGACCAGCCGCCAGTCATCCCATGTGTTTTTCTCGCCAAATGTGATAGAATGGTACAAACTAATTCCCCCTTCCCTTATAAGTAGCTCTCTGCCCGAGAGCGGTGTCCATAGGCCCCACCATTTCGCCCACCAGAGTTCCGGTGTCCAGCACGACCCGCATCCGTTCCATCTTCTCCGCCATAGCGGCCATCTCTCCCCTGAGGGACTTGAGTTCCGCCACAACATCGCTGTTGTTCACGGTAAAGGCCGCCTGGCTCTTATCACGGGGAGAGCTGAACGCGACGCTCGCCTGACCGGCAAGACCGATGGCCCGCCGGGAATAGAACAAACTGTCAAGGGTGTCAACACCGCTCGCCACATTGGACAGGTCCAGCACCGGGCGAATGGTAGGCTCCATCTCGACGCCGCCGTTCACAATATCGGCGACTGTCTGGAGCACATTGGACAGGCCGGACTTTGCCGACTCCGCCATATCCGCACCAATGTCATAGGATTTCTCCACATAGCTGTGCAGGCCGTTCACAAAGCCAAGCCCTGTGAAGTTGCCCAACTCACGGAATACCCGAGAGGGCGAGTTGATGTCCAGCGTTGTCTTCACGGCTTCCACACCGGCGAGCGCCATGTTGGTCAACTCGTCGATAAAGCTGGAACGTTCAGACTGGACTCCCTCGGTCAACCCGGTCACGATCTGCTTACCGGTCTCGTCCCATCCGGCTTCCCGAAGGATCTTCTGGGCCGTCTCGGACATCTCTTTCAGATCATCCTCGGTATTGGTCTTGATAAGACCGACCTTTTCGCCAAATTCCTTGCGAAGCCGTTCAAGCTCCGCATCCGCGTCGGCCGTGACCTGCGCCATCTTCGACTGCCAGACGGAGCGATACTCTTCAAGCTCCCGATCGGCCTCGACCCTGAGCTGCGCGATGTTGTTCTGGGTCTCGATACGGAGCCCCTCCAACTCGCCGACAGCCTGCTCCCGAGCCTGGGCATGTTTAATGGACCACAAAGACGCATACTTCTCCAGTTCCGAGTCGCTCATGGAGTTCAACGCCTTGATCTGAGAAATGGCGTCCGGGCCCATCTGCTGAAGCTCCTCGATCAGCTCAGAATCCAGGCCTCTGGCGGATAGCTTATCCAAAATATCCTGCCATTCGCCAAACTCCTTGACCTGGCCCTCAAGGTTTTTCATCAGTGTTTCCCCGCTGACCTCTTCCCGTTCCTTGACCTCGTCAAAGAGCCCATAGGATTGGTAAAGGCTGTTCTCGCGGGATTTCAAAGCGTTTTCGTACTGGTCATTCAGCGACTGAATGTCCTGCGCGAGTTTGTCGTTGATGGATTTTACCTTGTCGGCATACTCCTGCTCCAGGTCGAGCCGCTTCTGATTGGCCTCACTCTGAACGCGCTGGACATCTTCGACATACTGCTTCTGGGCGTCGCTGATCTCTTTCTCCAGCCGGTAGACCTCGCGGTCCATCTTTTTGCGCTCGTCTGTCCCCTTGGCATACCGGCTCTGAACCCGCTTATAAGCAGCGAGCTCGTCAGAAAGGCTCATTCGATTGTAGTATTTCTCTTCCTCGATCCAGTCCATGGAGTGCTGGTAGGAGGCGTCCATCAGCTCATTCCGCAGGCGATACACCTCACGGTCAGCTTTCTTCCGCTCCTCGCTGCCCTCCAAATATCTGGCCTGAACCCGCTCATAAGCGGCAAGCTCCTCTTCCAGACTGAGCCGATTGTAGTATTTCTCTTCCTCGATCCAGTCCATGGAGTGCTGGTAGGAGGCGTCCATCAGCTCATTCCGCAGGCGATACACCTCACGGTCAGCTTTCTTCCGCTCCTCGCTGCCCTCCAAATATCTGGCCTGAACCCGCTCATAAGCGGCAAGCTCCTCTTCCAGACTGAGCCGATTGTAGTATTTCTCTTCCTCAATCCAGTCCATGGAGGCCTGGTAGGTAGCCGCCACAAGCTCATTTTGAAGTCTGTAGACATCACGGTCGATCTGTTTGCGCTCCTCGCTTCCAGCCTTGTATTTCTTCTGGAGATTTTCATACCCAGCCAGCTCGTCTTTCAGGCTGAGCTCGCCGTAATACTTCTTCTCGTCGGCCCACTCCTTAAAAGCGTCGATGCCCTTGGAGCTGACCTTAATGACCTCGTCGATCATGCCAGACGTAGCCTGAGAAGCTGGGACAATGCTGTTTTTCACACCGATTGCCAGGCCCTCGCCCATGTTCTCACCCAGATGGATGAACTCACGGGACGGGGAATGACTGTCCAGTGCTTTCTTTGCAGCGTTCAGTGCGGCAAGGCCCAAACTGCGGCCTGCGGCGGTAGAAGCACTCAGCTTAGAGTTGATGCCGTTCACAAATCCCTGGCCGACATTCTTGCCAGCCTCGGTAAACGAGCCTTTCGTACCGTTGATAGCGGTCACCGTATTGGTCAGAACTGTGGTCATGGCCGACTTGACGGTGTTGGCGTTGTCCCGAATGGTCTTGCTGAACCCGGTCATCATTTGCACCACTGCGGTGTTCATAGAAGTTGTCTTCTCGTTCACCACATTGGCCAGGGAGTCCATGACCTCCTCCATTGCCGGATTGGCGACAGCCTTGTTGCTGGAGATGGAAGATTTAACAGAGTTCAGCATGACGAGAACAGAGCTGTTGACCTTCTGGCCGCAGTTGTTAAATGCGTCGGTGAAGCCGTCAATGCCGGAGTTCGCCAGGGTAGTCAAGGATTTGCTGAAATTGCTGAAAGCGTTCTTATCAACATCCTTGACGCCCTTGGCCAGGTCTACGAGCCCCCAGACTTGGGTGATAACGCCGGACATCTTTCCGAGGTCGATGCCGGAGATCTCATTGTAGTAGTCGCCCATAGCCTCGCCGAAAGCGGCAACATCATCGCCGAAGGTGGCGAGGGTCTGGTCTCCTCCAAACCACTGGTCAAAGAGGCTGCTGTCGGGAAGACCGGATGCCAGGTTGGATAGCGCCTGAGCTGCGTTAGCAGAAGCTGTCACCGCATCAGGTTTGACATCTTTGATGGCCGCAGCATAAGCCGCAAGGTCATTGCCAAAGAGAACAAGATCGTCTCCGAAATCGGCGATATTGTTGTCGCCGGTAAAGAAGCTGACCAGTCCTCCGCAATTAGGGATAGTTTTTGCCAGCTCCACAAGTGCTTTGCCGGCGGTGGCGGAATTGGTCACGGCATCTGTATCCAGACCCTTTACCGCCAGGGAATATGCTTTGATAGAGTTTCCGAAACTGAGAAGCTGCGCCCCGAAAGTGTCGATGTTGTTTTCTCCGGCGAAGAAACCGACCACGCCGCCGCAGTTGGGAATGGTGTTTGCCAGCTCCACCATAGCCTGACCGGCGGTGGCGGAGTTTGTGACAGCATCCACATCCAAGCCTTGGACAGCCAGGGAATAGTCCTTGATGGCCTTACCAAAGGGAACGAGCTGCTCACCAAAAGTGGTCATATCGTTCTCACCGGCGAAGAAGCCGACCACGCCTCCACTGTTTGGAAGCGTAGCGGCCATTTCAGCCATGGTCTTACCGGCAATCGCGGCATTGGTCACGGCGTCGGCATCCATGCCCTTGACTTTGTTTGCGAAGTTGACCATCGCGTCGCCAAATGCCCCGAGCTGATTTCCAAAGGTCTCCATGTCGTTCTCTCCGGCGAAGAAACCGACAACCCCACCGCTGTTCGGAAGCGTCGCGGCCATTTCAGCCAGAGTCTTGCCGGCAATCGCAGCCTGAGAAACGAGGCCGCCGTCCATACCGGCAATCGACTTTGAGAAGTTGCTCATGGCTTCCCCAAAGGGGACGAGCTGTTCCGCAAAATCAGACAGAGAGGAACCGCCTGTGAGCCAGGAGGTCAATCCGTCCAAAATATCAGCGGCGGTGAGCAGAAGGATGACCTCTGTCAACGCTTTGACGCCGGAGAGCATGTCGGGGGAGATGCTACTGGCCCCGTCAATAAACGGCTGGACATTGGTCATGAACGCGGCAAGGTCAGCTCCGATTTGCGGGAACTGACTGGATACACCGCTCATAAAACCGCCGACAATGCCGCCCACAAAGGAGCCGATTGCGGTGCCAATGCCCTCAAGGAGCTTTCCGCCCTCGCTGATGAGCCAGGACAGACCCGGAATCTGCGCCAGACCACCGATAGCGGCGAGCACAAGTGCCAGTTCGGCGATAACTGCGCCCATGCCAAGAACACCAGCCATAGCGCCGGGAACCAACCCGGCAACTGCACCCAGAGCCAGCATGATAGCGGACAGCAGACCGACGCCGGCGATGCCCTTCAGCAGCGCGTCGGTATCAATACCGGCCAGAGCATCCACGATCCCGGAGAAGAACGCCATGAGGAGGTGCACAGCAGCCTGAATCAAATCGGGCAGATTTCGTGCGATGCCCTCAATAACCTCTACCAGAAACTGAGCAATGGAATCGACAATTTGCGGGGTGTAGGTGACCAGAGCAGACAGTACGCCGGCGATCAGCTCCAGCGCTCCATTTGCCAGAGCAGGAACACACTCGACTAACACGTCAACCAGGGTCAGGACAAGAGCCTTGACGGCCTCTCCAATCGCAGGAGCGCCGTCGGAAATCACCTTACAGAACGCCACGACAGCCTCGCCCAACTTTTCGGCGATAGCGGGAATCAAAGCGGCAATTCCGGTGATAATGGTTGTCAGTCCGGCCACAATGATGGCCACGCCGGCTCCCATCGAGGTCGCGAGGGCGGTAATGCCGATTGCAATAGCGGACAGCCCGGCACCAATCGCCAGAAGACCAGCGCCAATACCGAGTGTTCCAACGCCAATCAGAGCGAACGCGCCAGCAAGTCCAAGAATAGTCGGAACAAGCGGAGTGAGTACAGCACCGGCGACACCAATGACGGTAAACGCGCCGGCCAACGTGACCAGCCCCTTGGCAATAGACTCCCAACTCATGGAGCCAAGAACGACCAGCACCGGCGTAAGTACAGCCAATGCGCCTGCCGCCACCAACATAGCGGCGGACCCGGCCAGCGTACCATTCATCAGGTTAAGCCCAATAGCGAGTTCCGCAAGAGCTCCGCCGAGAGTGACAAGCCCTTTCGCGATCTCCTCCCAACTCATGCCGCCCATCTTCCTGAGAGAGTCGGCCACGATTTCCAAAGCCGCACCCACAGCGATTAGACCAACGCCAATACCGACCATGTTCTTCGGCATCAGATTCATCGCAAGGGTGACCTCGGCCAGGGCGCCGCCCATAGCCGTAAGCCCTCTGCCAATCTCCTCCCAGCTCATAGAGCTGAAAGATTTCATAGCAGATGCGAAGATCTTCATAGCTGCGGCGATCTCAATTAACGCGAGCCCCGTGGAGATAACGTGCTTGGCATTGCCTGTGAGCTTGGTAAAGGCGGATACTTCAAGGAGCAGAGCGCCAATGGAAGTGAGACCCTTTGCGATTTCACCCCAGTTCATCTGCCCAAAGTCCTTGCAGGCAGAGGCCAGCACCTTGATTGCTCCGGACAAAATAACAATTCCGGTCGCTGTGGTAATGGATTTCCCACTGAATTTTGCAGTGTTCAGGAACAGAGACACCTCGGCCAGCAGGACACCGACACCGGTCAGGCCCTTCGCCAACTGCCCCCATTCCAGGTCAGCCAAGTCAGTGCAGACAGACGCCAAAATCTTGATTGCCCCGGCGAATATAATCATCTGCGTAGCGCCTTTGACTACTGAGCCGGAACCGCTTCCCAGCACCTTCATAGATGCCACGAGAGCCGCCATCATCCCGGCAATACCAGTCAGGCCAACGGCGAGCTGTCCGGCATCCAGGTCTGCGATCTTCTTCAATGCGGATGCGAGGATAAGAACGGAGGTAGAGACAGCGAGCATGGCGGCGCATGTCTTTGTCACACCTTTCATGTCGCCGCTGATTTTGCTGAAAATCGCCATGGAACCCATCAGGTCGGCAAACAGAACGGTGACCGCACCGAGAGAGGCCGACAACTTATCGCTGTCAATCAGAGAAATAGCCACGATGGCCGCGGCAAGGATACCGATGGCGCCAGCAATCTTAAGCAGGGCGCCGGCTTTCAGTTGCGTTTGGTATGCCTCGAAACAGCCTCTGACTTCGTCCAGGATACCCTTTACATTGTCAAGGAACCCGCCGACCTCATCAAAAGGCTGCTGAATGCTGTGCAGGAACTTGGTGATACCGACGGCAATAGCGCCAAACGAAATACCATTCAGCAAGTCGATAGCTCCACTGAAATCGGCGTTTCCCAGTTTTTCCACAACGCCGCTGGCCAGACCGCCGATAGCCTTTACGATAGCGGCACCAATCGTCTTCGCTCCGTTATACAGCTTTTGGAGTGCCTGGAGGAACTTGCTGTTGGCCAGAGCAGACCCCATGACGCCGACGGCAGCGCTTACGCCGGAGCCCATATCTCCAGCAGAGTCAAGGACCTGCCCCATGCGTTCCCGAGCTCGGCCAAGAAGATTTTGGAACCCCTCAAAACCGGGGATTTTGAAGTTTTCCTTGACTGTCTGAATGAACTCTTTTACTTTGGAAGCGGCCGCAGCGACAAAATCCGAAATGCGCTGGCATACCCGGTTGAAGACGTCGCCTTTCTTTACTGCCTCGTCAATGCCAACGAGCCAATCCCCGAAAGAAGCCGTCACATCGAGAATGCCCCCGCTCAAAGTGCCAAGACCGCCAAGCAAGGGACTCACAGCCTTGAACACAGCAGAAAGCCCTTGACGAATGATGTCAAGGACAGCAAACAGCCCTTTGAATGTCCGACTGATTTTGTCCGCTGTTTCGTCGGAAATGATGAGCCGCTGTGTAAACTTGTTCAACCCCTCAATTAAGCCATAGAGCCGTTCCGAGGTCATCGGAGGAAACACCTCATCCCAGGCCCCTTTCAGCGCTCCAAACACCTTTTGGATTGCCTTGGCGCTATTCAGGAGGGAGTCGAAAAGAAGCTCTCTGCCGCTTTTGCGGGTCATGTTCTGAACAAGGTCGGCGATTTCTCCCGTAGAAGAGTTCGCCTGATTGCTGAGGGAACGAAGCGCCGCGATCTGCTCCTCGGTATAGCCGATGTTCTTAAGCTGTTCATCGCTCAGTGCGGAAATACCGCCAGTCGTTCCCGTGGCCTCATTGGCCAGCTTGTCCAGCGTCTTAGCCAAAATATCAGTTGTCAGCCACCCCTGTGAAAGAGTGGCGTCAAAGGAGCCTGCCTCCTCAATCATCTTGTCAAGGCCAGCAACAGACTCAGACGCCGTCTCCCGAAGCGCATCGCGGAACGCATCCACAGAAAATCCGGCGTCACTGACCTCATTCTTCAACTGCCCCCAGCTTGACGTCAGAGCTCCGCCGAGCAAAGCATTCCGAGCCTTGGAGGAGCCGTCGATGATGTTGCTGAAGAACTCGGAGAACTCTCGCAGCGTAACCTTTGCCTCTTCGTAGTCGCCAACGATCAACTGCCATGTCTCGGCCCACCCGGATTGAGCACTCTCCTTGAGCGTATCCAGCAACTGAGAAAAGGTCTTAACGTCCTGAGCGGCGGCAAAGGCCTTTTTGCCAATTTCAGTAGTTTCGTCGGCGTAATCTTTCAGCGTACTGGTCAGAACCTCTGTGGTCATCCACTGATAGGCGAGACTGTCGTTGAACATGTGGGTGGCGTCGATAGTCTCTTTCATCGTTCCACCCTGACCATTCTTGGTGAGGACCTTATACATACCGTCGGCAGTCTTTTCCACTGTGCCGGCAGCAACCGCCGCTTCCAGCAGTTGGTTCTTGAACTCCACCGTCGCCATATTGGCGTTCTCAATGGATTTCCAGTCAATCAGCTTGACGTAGCCTGCCGAAAGGGCTTGGGCAAAGTTATACATGGCTCGGGAGGCCTCATTAGCGTTTGCCCCGGAGACAGCAGCCACGTTACTAACGCCCTGGATAGCTGCCACGGCATCATCCAGCTTAACACCCGCGTTGGTGAACTTTCCGATATTGGAGGTCATGTCCGCAAACGAGTAAATCGTTCGGTCAGAGTAGGTATTAAGCTCGTCCAACTTCTGATTGACCTTATCCAGGCTCTCGCCGGTACTGGCCATGATGGTCTGGATGGAGCCCATCTTCAGTTCATATTCGTTAAAGCCCGTGGAAATCGGTTCAACTGTGAACGAAGAGATCATTCGCTTTCCCGCATTGACTGCGGAATTGGTGATGTTGGAAAGAGCGGTCATAGCCATGACTTCAAGCGCCGAGAATTTCGCGCGAACGGTCTCGACGGAATTGCTAAGAGTCGACAGGTCACACTTCTTAGCGGCGGGGCCAAGACCCTCCAGGCCCTTAGCAGCACCGTCCAGATCCAAACCCTGTTTGAGTTTGTCGAGTGTTGACAAGCTGGTCTGAACATTTTGCTCAAACTGGCGATTGTCAAATCGCATCTCTACGACTCTCTCGTCGATTGTTGTGCTCATAGCTTCGTGACCTCCTTCCATGCGTTATTTGCGATTTGGTCAAAAATAGGCTGGATAGCAGGGTTGATGTAATCTCTTCCCTGTACCCAGCCCCCAGTCCCTGTGCCATGTCCGTACTGGAGAATGATGGCGATTGGGACTCCATTTTGAACATTGGAGTTGCGAAATGAGATAACTGCCGAACCATTCTTGTTGGTGATCTCGTAGTACCACGAACTGGCTGTCTCGCCGGAGTCAACAGGCGTCGCAGACGCAAGGGCGGCCACTCCAGCTCGGCCGTACTTATCAAGATCGCCGAGGTGAACAGCTTCTTTGGCTCTCTCCAAAAATCGGGTCAGCTTGGAGAAGTCGCCCTTTTGTCTGAATGTAATCATGTGCCCTCCTGTTACAGCTTTTTGCAGAAGTCCAAAGAAACCCAGCCAACGCCGGATTTCAACTTGCCCCACTTTGTCGCGCCCTCGCCCGTAGCCTCAGACACGATAGTGTAGACACCGGGGGCAATAGCCTTCTGAACGATAGCCGTGTTGGTGCCCGGGCCTTTCCGAATGCGAAGATCCGTAGCGGTGATACGAACCTTATACGGAACCTTGCTCTCGGAAATAGCAGGGGTTGAAGGAGCGGAGCTGACGCCCAATTTGGCGTTCACCTTGGCGGCGATGTCGCCCAGGCACTCGTAGATGTAGTCGCCGGGACAGGCTTTATTGGCGAACCAGCGGTGAACCGTAAGATTCTGCTGAGCCACCTTACCAACCAGCTTCTTATCACCTTTCCACAGAAGCTGTTTGATGCCGTTTCGTCGGCAGATGTCGGCGCACAGCTCAATCAAGGCCGCCATAGCCTTATCAGTGATGGTGTAGGGATGCTTGGTATCGCTGGCCACCTCGATGGTCACGGCCTGATAGTCGTTGGACGAACCGGAGATGCCGTTTACCCGGATGGGGTTACCCTTTTTGTCGGTGCCACCTGAGCACCAGGAACGATCCTTCTCCTCGACGCACAGACCAATAGAGCCGTCATACCCAACAACATAGTTGCAGGAGGCTTTCCTGCTGCTGGGCTGGAACACCTCGCACCCGCGCTTCGCAGTCACCTGCCCAACAAAGCAGTGGATGGTGATGGTGTCGATAACGTGGTTTCGATTTGGCGTCCGGTTCGGGGAAATCATCCTGACCGTAGCCAGGGAACTATTGGTGAATCCCATAATGCCGTCTCCTTTCTTTGCATACTTGTCGAAATACTTCTGGCCATATTCAGCCCGCTGCTTCTGCCTTGCCTCGCTCTGGTCCGCGGGACGCTCGAACTGGAGGAGAACGATGTCGGATGCCTCTCG